CAAGGTGACGGTCACATAGTCCTTGATCTTGCGATCATAAACACGTGCGGTCGGCTTCCACTGCTTCGCCATCTGCTCTCTCCATCCTCTCGACCAGATCAGCCCGAGGGCGTCTTCGTGGTCTGATGGGAAGAATGTACGCAAATCATACATATCCGTCAAGCATGAATGTAGGAAAAACGTACATTAAATTTGAGAAGGCCCTGATGCCAAGAATCGCAGGCACAAAAAAGCCCGCCGGAGCGGGCTGGGGTGGGAATTTGGAAGTGGGTGGGTTAGCCGGCGATCCCGAAGAACTGTTGTATCTGGGACTGGAATAGGGTCGCGGCGATGATGAACGCGGATACAGCCCCGTAAACGCCGAACACAAACCCCTTGGTCGGCAGGTGGCTGACGCGCTCCTTGATGACAGCCATGTCAATGCGCAGGTCATCAACCTTGTCGTTGATCCTGTCGAATTGCTTTTCTAGATGCGAAACGCGCTGCTCCATGTCGTCAGATGTGCCATCTCCCCCGCCAGATTTCAAGGATTGCTCCGATTGACCCTTGTTCCCCATCGCGGACGTCGGAAGGCGAACCACGTTATTGTCGGTCATTTCCCACCCCCGAGCGGCTGCGATGGCACATTGACCGTGGTGCTCCAATTATAGATCACAAAGGTCGCATGGTGACGAATATGGCCGCAGTTCATGCAGACCGTTCGCACAGTTGGCATGTGGTATCCGCCAACGATATTGACCGTTCCGTCAGGGTTGTTCGCATAAGCGCTGTCCCTTGGGATAAAGCCAGTTTCACCTGTGTCGATGTACCAGTTGTCATGCCTACAAAGCTCGCAAGCCGTATTTACACCACGAGCCTGCAAAAAAGCCCGGAGAACATCCGGCGAAAGCCATGCCTGCGTATTAGCTGAGGCTGCATCATTCATTTTTCTTCCCCCTGATCCTTCCACCCTATGGCATCCAGCACCGCATCCGCCTCGGGCAAGAAACTCTCCCACATAGGCCGGCCCTTGGTGGTAATGTTCTCGGGCAGACCAGCCATTCGGCATAGCGCGCGGGCGGCAAGCTCTCTTGCTGGTTTGGGCTTGCGGGTCATAGGCGCGGTTTGATGTCGATTACTTTGGCTGCCCACATCAGTGTCACATTTTCCTCGATATGGCCCGTACCAGATATCAGGTTGAATCCGTGCGATCCGCGGCGCACCCACTTAATCAGAACACGGTCGTCTGACGTGCCCACCACACAAAGATGGCCTAGCCATTCTTCATCAAAGGGGTTCCTTCGGTTGGCGTAAAATGCTCGCCAGCCATCGAAGTTTGGCCCCAAACTGTCGCCCACGATATTGACGGCAACGGTGCCCACCGGCGCATCTTCGGGGCCTTCGACCATTTCCGGATCGCCCGGCCAATGGGTCTCAGAGATAACACCGCCAGCTCCAGCATCTCCCAAAAGAGGAAAACGGCGCGCCGGCGGCGGTTCCTCAAGATATTCTGCCATACGCGGAATCTCAGGCACCTTGATCTGCCGCGCCCCCTTCATAAGGCTGGTAATCTGTGGGTGGGCAATGCCCAGATGCTCGGCGAGTCCCTTCTGGGTTTTGCCGGGCTTCTTGAGGCCCTTTCTAATCCAGGCCAGATATCGTTCTGTTTCAGCATCAACCATTGTGCGAATTTCGGACATAGCGCCGAAAACGCCTATTAGCATTATCGTACATTGCCTCTTGTGTTGCTTGTATGAATATCGTACATTATGGCTATGCGATGCGAACCAGCCAATTCAATCATCCAGAAATTCGGCGGCCTTAGCGCCCTCGCCGAGGTAACGGGCGTTAAGCCGCACACCGTCATGCGCTGGCGTATGCCACGCGATCGTGGCGGCACGGGCGGAGTCATCCCGCACTGGCACGTTGAGGCTGTGCTTGCCGAAGCCAGGGCCCGGAAAATCAAGCTCGGGTCATCCGATTTTTTCCCCACCCCCACCACCCCCTCCCATGGTGAACGGGCATGAGCAGGGTTCCCGATATCGGTCATCCGCAGGGCCTCAGCCCGCGCAAGAAGTTCTTCCCCGAGATTGGAGAGGACTGCATCAACATGGATGGCGTCATCGAGTTGATGCGCTCCATCGACACGCCGCAGGCCAAGGCCATGTACCGCGCCTTTCGCAAGCGCCACGCACAGATGCGTCTCGATCCCCAAGGTCGTACTCCCGAGAAAATCCGGGAGGAAGCAGTTCTGGCAGCGCTGGCCGATTGCGGCGCCAACGTCACCTTCACGAAAATCAGCGGCAACATGGGTGGGGGCGAGCCAGCATGAGCAGGATAGAGACTCGCTTTCCGATTGTCGCGCTTCCGGATGCGCCGGAGGCCCCGGCCATTCATGGTGCAGTTGGGCGCCTTCAGATGGTGGAGGTGTCCAAACTCTACGTTGACACCACCTATCAGCGCGCTGTTTCCGCCGGGTCGGTGCGAAACATCAAGCGCATCTGTGCCGCCTTCGATTGGGCGAAGTTTCTTCCGGTCATCGTCACGTGCGAAGGCGAGACCTATAGCGTCGTGGACGGCCAGCACCGCACGATTGCGGCGGCCACCATCGGGATTGAGGCGGTTCCTTGCTACGTCCTTTCCTGCTCGGCTTCCGAGGCGGCAGCGGCTTTCGCTGCAATCAACGGCAATGTAACGCCTGTCCAGCCCATTGACCTCTGGTTCGCAGAGGTGGCGGCCAAAGCGCCGAAGGCTATCTCCCTCCTGCGGGTTCTCGATGCGGCGGGCGTAAAAGTCACTCGGAAGAAAGAGGGCTTCTTGGTGGGCGAGACCCGCTCCGTGAATGTCCTGGCGCGGGCGCTCGACTTTTATGGCAGCGCCACCCTGACCACCATCCTGCAATGCATCGTTGAATGCGGCGACGGCAACCCGGGCATGATTACCGGTGCAGTGGTCAATGGCATTGGCCGCGCCGTCCGCACCAAGACCGATCTCCTGGCTAACCCGTCGAAGCTTTTTGAGGTTTTCGACGGCATCTCGATCAGCAGCATGGTCTACGAGGCCGGCATTGAGAGCGCCAGAACCGGCAACCCGGTTCAGTTCATTCTGACGCGCCAGATCAATCAAGAAATTCGTGATGCTACGGAAGCAGGGAGGCATTCTCATGCAGCCTAGTTGCACATGCCCGCTCTGCGGCACGGACGGCATTGAAATCCCCATCTCGATATTGCCGGAACGCGGCATGGTGGTGGCGAATGGCAAGTTCGCCATTCTGACCGGCACCGAGGCATTACTGCTCCAGCGTCTTGCAGAGGTGTTCCCGCGCGTCGTCTCAAAGGAGGCGCTGCTGGAATGGATGTACCAGATCACCCCGGACAAAGAGCCGGAAATCAAGATCATCGACGTGTACGTCTGCAAAATCAGGAAGAAGATCGAGCCTCTCGGCATCCGCATCGATACGGCCTGGGGCAAGGGATATTCGCTCGCAGCAACGTCGCGCCTGCAAGTTATTCGTGAGGAGGTGGCGTGATGTTTTCCTCCGAAGCCCTCAAGGCCGTTGTTACCGAACTGCGCCCCGTCATTGAGCGCCAGCTTGCCGACGCCGCGATCATCACCAGCATGCGCGAGCTTGTGACCGCTCAGGGTGGCGACTGGTCCGCCATCAAGGCGCTGGTCAAGGCCCAGGTTCAGGATGAGCAGGACGATGCCGGCGACGGTAAGCGCGTCCGCAAGGTCATCGAGAAAAGCGAGTTTACCACCGCTTACGCCGACATGCTCGGCATGAATGTGAACGAAGAAAATTATATTCGGGAGGCGACAGAATGACCCATCGCCCCGGATATTTCGACCCCACCCCTGTTCTTCGCGCAATGGTTGCCGGCCTCTCTCTGGTTGCTGCTGCTGGCTATGTCCTGCGTCTGGCGGGAGCATTGTGATGAATCGCGCCCTGTTGACCGTCACAGTCTCCATGGCGCTGTGGGCGATCACCATCGCGGCTGTCTTGATGGTCTGGTTTTGGACGGGGGCGCTGTGATGGCTGCTGCCTCCACCATTCGACGCGACGAGGCAACGCCTGCGGCCAAGGCCAGCCAGGGCGCCACTCTGTCATTTCCTGACCATCACCAAGCCGGCGCGGTTTGTTCTGCGTCCCGCCGGCTTCGTCATGCTCGGGTTAATCCATACGAGTTTCAGTTTGCTGGGGCTGACGCTCCCCGGCAAAGGCCGGCGTTCCAGTCCCTCCCTCGGGGCGCCGGCCACTCCATTTACGCGGTCAAGTTGACGCTTGGCCTCGTCCATCATCTGCCGACGCACATGGTCTCTGAACTCCGGTGTGGTCGGGATTTCCATCGCCTCAATCGCCTTTCGTCTCTCACTCGTCCCGTTGGCTTTGACGCTAACGGGAAGGAATTGACGTGCAGGACAACAATCGTTTGCTCGTGGAGCAAAAAGAAATGACCGACATGACCGCTGTGGATGAAGCGGCCTCGTGGGCCGATTTGATTGTAAGGCGCGAGCATCGCGGGCCGGGCGACACGCTGGATGCGGCCCGGCACCGCGCCGCTCGCAAGCACAAGGTGCCCGAGCAGGCTTTGTGGTCGCTCCGCTACCGCAGGCCCAAAGACCTTGCCGCCAGCATCTACCGCTCGCTCTACCGCGCCTACGTGGCCGAAACCAAAAGCATGGAGGCCAAGATTGCCGAAAACCTCAAGATCCTTGAGGCGCTTCCACCTGGTCCGGCTCGTGACCGGATGGTGGATCAACTGGCGCGCTTCCAGGCTGATCGCCCGCACGAAACGCAAACACCGCCGGCGCATCCACGGCGCCGCGCAACAGACTGACGCTCAATTGGAGGACTGACCATGGCTCAACGTGCCAAGCCCGCCGAAACTCCCGCAGACGATATTTCCCAGGCCATCGCGGTCGATATGGGCCAAATGGAAGCTGTCGTTGCCGAAGCTGCTGCGATGACCGCGCCGACCACTTCCCGCTGTGTCTCTGAGAGAAACAGGCTCCAGTTGCGGGTGAATGAGCTGGAACGCGAGCATTCCGACTTTTCTGATCGTCGCGCCTTGCTCCGGGCTCAATACGAGGCCGCTGACGCTGCTCTCGCCAGCCACATGGTCGATATCAGCGATGCGCTGCGCCTGTATCGCGGTGGCCTCCAGCAAGATGCGGATGAATGACCATGTGGCCCTTCACCCGCAAACCAGCGACTCGCGTTGTGTTCAGCCGCTCCAAGGACGCTGCCCGCAAGCAACTCGCATCCGATCAGGACAAGACTGCAAAGCTGGTGGCAGAGCTTTCCGCTTCCGGTCGCTACGTCCCTGAATTCTATCGCCATGCTTCTCAGAAGGGGGGGGCGGTGTAGCCATGGCTGAGCCTCTTCGCGTCCTTGTCGCCTGCGAGTTCTCTGGCACTGTGCGGCGCGCCTTTGCTGCGCTGGGCCATGACGCATGGTCCTGCGACCTGCTGCCGTCCGAGGATCGCAGCAACAAGCATATCGTCGGTGACGCCCGAAACATTCTCGATGACGGCTGGGATTTGCTCATGGTGGCGCATCCACCATGCACCCGACTTTGCAATTCCGGCGTCCGCTGGCTCTCGACGCCGCCGCCGGGAAAAACTGCCGGGCAGATGCAGGAAGAATTGCGCGAAGGCGCCGCCCTGTTCTCTGCCTTCTGGAATGCGCCAATCGAACGCATTTGCGTCGAGAACCCTGTCATGCACCGCCATGCCAAGGCGCTGATCGAGAATTATCGGGAGCCGGCGCAATCGGTGCAGCCGTGGCAGTTCGGCCATGGCGAGGTCAAGCGCACCTGCTTCTGGCTCAAGAACCTGTCGCCTCTGGTCCCGACCAAAATCGTGGAAGGGCGAACCGCGCGTGTTCATCGCATGCCGCCCGGCCCGGATCGCTGGAAGGAGCGCAGCCGCTTTTTCACCGGCATTGCCGAGGCCATGGCCCAGCAGTGGGGCGGCATTGCAGAGGAAAGGGCCGTCGCATGAGCGCCGTACGAGAAAAGACCGCGACCCTCAAAGACGTTCGCTACGCTCTAGAATTCGGCGGCGAACGCCTCCTGCGCACCTATACCCACGACGAACGCCAGAAGGGGGGGGGCACGTTTCTCCCTGAGCAGGACCGGCGTCCCGGTTTCATCTCAGGTCGCATCCGCCATTCTAGGCGATCCGCATGTGGTCGCTATCGAGGATGGGCTTCTGCCCGGCCATTCGCAGCAGTTCGAGTGGAGGGCTGAGCTGTGACCGTTACCGCTTCCAACTACGCCCGCAAAGAAAACGACCTATACCAGACTGAGCCTTGGGCGACGGAAGTGCTGTTGCGGCATTTCCCGGTGGCCGGGCTGCGCGTTTGGGAGCCTGCCGCCGGCAATCACCTCATGGCTGATGTGCTGCGCGAGAACGGGGCCACCGTCGCCACCAGCGATATCGTCACCTATGACCGCGAGCATGACGCGATCAGAGACTTCCTGAATCGCCCATATGCCGGGCCAGCCTTCGACGCGATCATCACGAATCCTCCATATGGCAAAGGCAATCGTGACGCGGTGCGCTTTGCTGAGCTTTCGCTTGAGCGCTGCGCCGGCATGGTGGCTCTTCTGCTGACCGCCAAATTCGACTTCGGCAAGACCCGCCGTCACCTGTTCCAAGACAACCCCCGATTCATGGCCAAGATTGCCCTGCTGGACCGCATTTCGTGGGCCGGTAACGGCGAGACAGGCACAGAAGATCATGCCTGGTACGTGTGGGGGCCAGGCCCTTACTCGCATGCCATCAATCTTTATGGCGGGAGGGCGGCATGAACCCTCTCTCCACACTGAAAGGCCAGAGACATTCGACCGGGATAAAAACCAATGGCATCAGGCGTCCCTGCACCTCGCATTTGAACCTGACCGTCTCGCTGGCTGACGTCTGGGGCGTTCGGCCGCCGCCGCGCATCCGCATGGCCGGGCCACGAACCGATTTGCCGCCCCCGAAACCAAGGCTTCCGCTCGTCAAGGCGAAGAAGCCGATGCTGCCGCCGTTCGCTGGCTATGACCCGACAGAAAGGCCGTGGTGATGATCCTCACGGCTGCCAATGACAACACCACCATGAAGCCGCTTTGGGTTGTTCTGAACATGACCTTGAACCAGACGGCGCGCCGCATGAAGACGAAGGGCAAGGCATGAACGCGATTCCGGCCACCAAAATCGCCATGAGCGAAGTCGACGTCGAGATGACGCTTCTTGGCACATTGATCGAGAATGACGGTGCGATGGAATATTCGGCCGGGCTCATCAAGCCGGAGTGGTTCTCTGAACCGATCCTTCGCTACATATACGAGCAATGCGTAAAACTGGCGGAGGCCGGCCACCGCCTGTCACCGCCGACCGTGATTGCGGTCATGCCGGAAGACATTGCCGGCGTCCCGCGCAGTCAGTTCTACGCCCATATCTGCCGGCAAGGCATGCCCGTCGCAATGATCGGCGGCTTGCTACAGACGGTCAAGGACCGCTGGGCGCGGCGCGTGCTGTCTGAAATGGGGCAGGCCGCAATCGATCAGTCGCAGATGCATGGCGCCGACCCCTACGAGATTGCCAGCCATTCCATGGCTGCGATTGACACGGTGATGGAGGTGCAGGCTGAAAAGAGCGGTTCCAGCCTGGCGGATGCCGGCAAGCAGTTTTTCGAGGACATTGCCAACCCAGAAAACCTTAAGGGCGACACCACCGGCTTGCGCATCCTCGACAACAAACTGAACGGCTTTCGCCGTGGCCAGCTCTATGTCGTCGCCGGCAGGCCGGGCATGGGCAAATCGGCTTTCATGTGTTCGACGGCCAGGCGCACGGCGCTGAGCGGGGCAGGGGTGCTGATCTTCTCGCTCGAAATGACCCGGCAGGAGATTTTCGCTCGCATGGCCTCAGACCAGATCGACTGGACCAAGGCTCCCGGCTTCGGAGATCTTTTGCGCGGCGATCTGAAGGGCATGGAGGATCAAGTTGGCAATGCCTACGAGGCATTGCGCAAGGCGCCGATGCACATTGACGATAGTGCACGCCTGACATTTGCAGAGATCGCCGCGAAGGCGCGCCGTCTCAAAGCCGAGATGGAAATGCACGGGGTTCGGCTCGGCACCGTCTGGATTGACCATATGGGTCTAGTGACGCCTTCTGACCGCTATGCCGGCAACAAGGTGGCGGAGGCCGGCGAAGTGTCCGGCAGAGCCAGGGCGTTGGCCAAGGAACTGGATTGCTGCGTCATCCTGCTGTGCCAGCTCTCCCGCGAAGTGGAAAAGCGCGAGGACAAGCGCCCGGTCATGTCCGACCTTCGCTGGTCGGGAGAAATCGAGCAGGACGCCCATGTGATCGGGTTCCTGTTCCGAGAGGAATATTATCTCAACCAGCAGGAGGACGTGGACGAAAACATGCTCCGCGATGCTCGCTGGAAGATGGACTTCCTCATTCGTAAGAACCGAAACGGCGCCACCGACGATGTGCGTCTCTGGTGCTCCATCGCCCATTCCAGCATCAGGGACAACATATGAGCCTCGCAGCCATGACTTGGGCCGTAGAGGCCCCCATAGAGCGCCCCACGGCCAAGCTAGCCCTCGTGTGCCTTGCGGATCACGCCGACGAGGATGGCCTGTGCTTTCCGTCACAGAAATCGCTCGCCGCAAAGGTCGGCGTGAGCGAGCGCGCTTTACGTGATGCGCTCTCATGGCTTGAGGTGAATGGATATATCGTTCGGTCGGCACGCCATCGGAAGGATGGGTCGCGGACGTCCAACGCCTACCAGTTGCCGCCCGAAGCCTACCGGAAGAATTTTCCGCACCCCCGGAAGCAAACGCAGACCCAACCGGAAGAATCTGCCGGGCTCACTTCGTTTGAACCTCCCACTGAACCTACCACTGCGGTGTCGCGCGAGGAAAAGCACGATTACGATCTGGTTCAAAGCGTTTGCCTTGAGGCTGCTGGAATGGCTGACTTTCGGGCCGAGCGCTCTCCCGCCCTAATGAACCTGGCGCCGATCCTCGGCATGCTCAGCGCCGGATTCCATCTCACGGACGAAATTGCCCCAGCCATCCGCGCCAAATCGGCGACAGGGTTCAAGTTTCGCTCTTGGGCGCTCGTCCCTGACTTGGTGGCGGAATATGCGGCGAAATACCGAAAGGCGGCTGGGATGAGCCGCCCCGTTCCAAAGCCAATCGACTGGCCGGCGCGCGTTCGGGCCTTTGAGGAAGATGGCACCTGGGCAATGTCGTGGGGACCCCGCCCCGGCGACCCGGGATGCCTCGTGCCAGATGAAGTGGCGAGGGCAGCAGCATGAGCCATTCCCCGAACAATGCCGAGAAGTCTGGCGGCGCCCGCAAGGCCTTCATCGCCCGTATCCGTGAAGCCTATGCCGAATATCGGGACCACGGGCTGGGCGCTACGGCTGCTATGGCGGAGGTCGCCATGGCGCTCCGCGATTTGGATCGGAAGGTGCGGAAGTGATGCCCGCTGTCCTGCGCCAGTCTGGTCCGCCACCAAGCGGACGGGGGAGGCTTCTTCTGCCACATTTACAGCGGCTCCAATCTTCGGCTGGCAGGAGAACAGCCAGCTTGGGGCACGGTGCCTGCCGTTCCATCCTCCTAACCACCAGAGAGACAGAGACATATGGTAAGGACAAAGATTGACGAGCGGCGCGAGCGGGAGGAATACGACCGCAAAAACCCGTGGCGTCCAATGACCGAGCCTGTCGAGGCGGGGCAGGTGTGCGAGTTGCTGTTCAGCGACATGGAAACGTCAAGGAGCCGACACTTTATCCTGCATGAGGATGGAAGGTGGTACGAAATTGATCCGCCTCAGAAGGTCGGGTTTGGCCGCAAACCAATGAATTGGCGACCTGTACCAAAGAAAATTTCACCCGCGAAGCGCCTCGAAGTTGTCACCCAAGCAAATAGGAGCCGATGGTAATGGCTTGGTATGTGGTTCGTACGAATATCAAATGCGAGGACAAGGCGGAGCGGAATCTGAAGGCCACCGGCTTCCGCACTTATGCCCCGTGGCAGAAGTTTGAGCGCCTGAACCGCCGCAAGCGCGTATGGGTCCAGCACGAGATGCGTTTGGCCCCGCGCTATCTGTTCCTCGATACTGGCGACTTGAACCGTGAGCAAACCCCCTGGGGCCTAATTCGTGGTTGCGAGGGTGTAGAAAAAGTTCTCGACAACCAAGGGCTCCCGATCCCGCTCAACAGCGATGAGGTAAAAGCCTTGCATTCCATCATGGATGCCGAGCGTGATTTCGCCTTTGACGAGACCCGCGCTGGCAAACTCCACCGCCGTGAAATCGGAAAGACCCGCAAGGAAACAACGAAGATGCGTTTTCCTGTTGGAAGCAAGGTCCGCATTAGCGATGGCCCATTTGCGACATTTGGCGGTGAAGTCACCAACGTGACGGGCAGGGGGCATCTGATGGTAATGACTGAAATCTTCGGCCGGCTGACACCTGTGGAACTTGAGGCAGGGCAGGTCGAGAAACTTGCATCGGCTGCCTAGATGAACTAGATTCGTGTTAAATGATTTGGGTTGGCGTATAGGGGGCCTTCGGGTGCTACCTTCGGGCCCAGCGGGATAGCAGCTTACCCGCGCATTCTTTTTTGCGCCCAAAATTCAGGGCTCGGGCAACCGGGCCTTTTTGATTCCAAGCTGGGTCAGGCCAGCAATGCTCCCGGCACAGGCGCTTCCGACAAGCTGACCGGGAAAAGAGATTCTCGGAGCGTCCATGGCAGAGTAGGGAGACGGTCCCTTAGATGCCTGGGGTGGACGAAAGGCGGTTAGTAGGCAGGCGGTCTCGACGGAGCAGATGCCGGCCAAATACCGCGCCCCCTCAATTCAATCGGTCTAGCTCATTGGTAGAGCAGCGGTCTCCAAAACCGCGCGACGGGGTTCGATTCCCTGGACCGGTGCCAGTTTGAGGCTTCGGTTCGGACGCTGCCATGGAATGGCGTCCATCAACGGACCAGATAGCGCCTAACCCTCCCACCCCGCTCTAACCAGCGGGGCTTTTTCATGGAGACAGACATGCTCGATATCAGCCTGTCTCTTTGGGTCGGGGGGAGGGTAGGGCACGGCTCTGGTTACGACCCCGACGCCGAGGCGCTATTCGCCCGCTTCACCACGCCACCCACGGTTGAGCGCAAGGCCGCGATCAACGCTTTGATCGTCGCCCTAAAGGGCGCTTCTGCGTGGGAAAAGCTGGACGTGCTGTATGTGCGGGCGGCAGCGGATAGCCAGGCGGCGCGGCTGAACTGGAAGCAGGACCAGTATAATAGCACGGCGGTTTCTAGCCCCGCGTTCACGGCGGATCGAGGCTTCACGCCGGATGGTGCAGCTTCGTACCTGTCCAGCGGTTTCAACCCGACCGTGGCCACCGACGCACTATTCGCGCAGGACGATGCTCATGTTGGTGCTTGGCACCTTACTGACCTGTCGAATGGCGGCTCCACAAGCTACGACCTCGGAAATGGTAACTCCCGCGTCAGCAATTCCGCATCAGCCAACACAGCGCTGCGCGGCAATATGGATACCACCATCACCCTCTCCGGCGATGACTATACCAAGCACAAGGTCTGGACGCGTGATGGGGCAACCTCCTGGCGCTACTTCAACGATGGCGCGATGGTGGGTGGCAACCCGCGCACCGATGCCTCTGTGGCCCTCACCAACTTCGAGTTCGGGACCGGCCGCGCCTTGTCGAATGGCTTCGGCGTGAACACCGAAGCCATCTCCCATTGGGGCGCGTCCCTCTCTCCCGCCCAGGTGCTCGCCATGCGCGATGCCTTTGCTGACTATCTCCAAACCGTAGGAGCCATCTGATGGCCACGCAGAATTTCTTCGTCATGTCCGCGTCTCAGCGCATCATTGCCGTGGGCTACAACCAAGGCGCTGGCGGCGTCGCTATCGATCCGCGTCTTATCGACAGCTCCACGCCAGGGGCGGGGATCAACACCAATCCCGACGCGGACGGTTTCGGAGTGGGCGATCCCATCACCCTGGTCGGCCAGTACGTGGCGCCCGTGCGCATCGTCAACGATCCTGAATATCAGCGCGAGGTGCCCGAGATGGTGGCGTTTCTGCTTACGCTGCCGTCTGCAATCCTCGAGGTCGAGACGATTTTCCTGCCGCCGCCGGAAGATTAAGCGGTCAAACCCAATAGTCTAGGAGGCCGATATGGCCAACCGAGTTGACGCCCAGTCTGTTGGGCGTATGGTTCTCATTACGCCCAGCGATACGGCTCAATTCGAGCCGACAGTCGGTCTTTCCGTCAACGTCGATGGCAACGTCAACGTGCAATGCGTCGGCATGGATTCGCCTGTTGTGCGGGCGGTTGTCGCCGGGGTCGATTATCCTTGGCGTGTCATTGCAGTTTACGCCAGCGGCACGTCCGCTACGGGCATTGTAGCGCTGTACCAAGAGTAATCGAACTCACAACCGACCAAGCCTTAAGGCAGTCGGAAGGGGGTCTAATGTCTAAACTAGAGCCAGGTAGAGCAAAGACCGGCGGCAGAAGGAAGGGTACGCCGAACAAGGTCAATGCTCTCCTCAAAGAGGATATCCTTGAGGCTGCTGCAAAGGCCCACCCGGAGGGGCGGGTCGGATATCTCACCCAGCAGGCAAAAGAGAACCCCGTCGCCTTCATGACCCTTCTAGGCAAGGTGCTGCCGATGCAGATTACCGGCGAGGGTGGCGGCCCGGTGAAATTCCAGAAGGTCGAGCGTGTCATTGTCCGCCCTTCGAATCCCAACGGCTGAGGTATTCGAGCCGCTCCTGGAACCTGCCCGCGATAAGGGCGCTTGGGGCGGTCGCGGTTCAGGAAAATCGCATTTCTTCGCCGGTCTCATGCTCGAGGACTGCCTTGCTGAGCCGGGCGAGAATGGCGGAGAGGGCTTGCGCGGCGTCTGCATTCGTGAGGTGCAGAAAGACCTGGCGCAATCGTCCAAGCTGCTGATTGAAAGCAAGCTATCGGAATTCAGCCTGGGCGAGGCGGATGGGTTCAAGGTTTTCCGCGATGTGATCCGGACGCCGGGCGATGGTCTGCTGATCTTCAAGGGGATGCAGGACTACACCGCCGAAAGTATCAAGTCGCTGGAGGGCTTCAAACGGGCCTGGTGGGAAGAGGCACAAAGCGCAACCTCTCACTCGATCAGACTTCTTCGCCCGACGATGCGCGCCGCTGGCTCGCAGATGTGGTGGAGCTGGAATGCGCGGCGCAAGGTTGATCCTGTCGATGTTTTGCTCCGGGGAGCGCAGAAGCCGACCGGCGCAATCGTCGTCAATGCGAATTGGCGAGATAACCCGTGGTTTACGCCGGAACTGGAGCAAGAGCGGCAGGACTGCCTGCGCATCACGCCTGACGATTACGATCACGTGTGGGAGGGCGGTTACGTGACAGTGATCGATGGCGCTTATTATGCCAAGGACCTCGCCGCGGCAAAAAATGCAGGTCGCATCGGGCGGGTTCCTTTCGATCCGCTGATGCGCGTCAAGATATTCTGCGACCTCGGCGGGACCGGCGCAAAAGCTGATGCGTTCGCCATGTGGCCGGCGCAGTTCATCGGGCGGGAAATCCGCACCCGAGACTATTACGAGGCGCAGGGGCAGGCGCTCGCCGCGCATATCAACTGGCTCCATTCGAAGGGTTACACCCCAGATAAGGCCGATATCGTTCTCCCGCACGATGGGGAAACGAATGACCGCGTTGTCGATGTGTCTTTCGAGAGCGCATTTCGCGCAGCCGGCTATTCGGTGACGGTAATTCCAAACCAAGGCAAGGGCGCGGCAAGGATGCGCATCGAGGCCGGCCGCCGCCATTTCGGGGCGATATGGTTCGATGAGGAAAGCACAGTGGCCGGGCGTGAGGCGTTAGGCTGGTATCACGAGAAGAAATCCGACGATGACCGCAATATCGGTCTTGGACCTGAGCATGACTGGTCCAGTCACGGCGCTGACGCCTTCGGCATGATGTGCGTGGTCTATGAGGAGCCGCGAGCTAAGCGGCCTTCTGATGATGAATTTTACGGCTCCCGTGGCGGCGCCGGAGGTTGGATGGGGTGAATATGGCAGACGACGAAAAGCCCCGCGACAAGGACGCGCTTTTGGCCGAAGCCAAGAAGCTATTCACCCGATGCGAGGAAAACGAAAGCGAGAACAGGCAGGCCTATAAGGACGACATGCTGTTTGTCCGCGCCCGCGAGCAGTGGCCCGAAGCGATCCGCAAGCAGCGGGAATCGGAAAATCGCCCATGCCTAACCATCGATCGCCTTGGCCCCGTTGTGCGCCAGGTCGTCAACGACGCCCGGCAGAACAAGCCCTCGATCAAGGTTCACCCCGTCGAGGACGGCGACAAGGATACCGCGCTCATCATCAACGGGCTGATCCGCAATATAGAATACACGTCCAACGCGGACGTGGCTTACGATACGGCGGTGGAGACGGCGACGGCCGGCAATGTCGGCTATATCCGCGTCGGGCTGGACTATGCCTATGACGACAGTTTCGATCTCGACATTCAGATCAACCGCGTCGCCAACCCGCTGAGCATCTACGGCGACCCCAATTCAACGGCGGCGGATAGCTCGGACTGGAATGTTGCCTTTGTTGTGGATCGGGTGCCGCGCGAAACTTTCAAGGCCAACTATCCCAAGGCCACCATTACCGATTGGGACAGCGATGCTTGGAAAGATGCGGGCGAGTGGCTGAACAGCGACGGTGTCCTTGTTGCTGAATGGTGGATGCGGGAGCAGATCGAGAAGACCATCGTCAAAACGACTGATGGCCGGATCTTTGACGAGGCCCAACTCTCCGAGGATGAAGACCTGGCACTTGCGGTTGAGGCGGGGCTGATCCAGATCGCTACCGACACACAGGGTCAGCCAATCCGCCGCGTAACCAAGGGCTATCGGGTTATTCAGCGCATCATGACCGGCGCCGAAATCCTTTCCGAGCGAGAATGGCCCGGAAAATATATCCCGGTCATCCCGGTTTACGGGGATGAATTCTGGATCGACGGCAAGCGCTATCTCCGATCCCTTATCAATGGGGCCAAGGATGCGCAGATGATGCTCAACTTCTGGCGCACGTCTGGAACCGAGCTTGTCGCCCTTGCCCCGCGCGTCCCATTCATCGGGCCCAAAGGTGCATTTGACAGCGACCAGGAGCGTTGGCAAACGGCTAACACACAGAGCCATGCTTACATCGAGTATGATGGCAGAGAAGCGCCCCAACGCCAGCCACTCGACAGCGGTATCGCTGCCGGATCGATGCAGGAAGCGTTGAACGCCTCGGACGACATCAAGGCCATCACCGGGCTCTATGATGCGTCGATGGGGGCGCGGTCGAACGAAACCAGCGGTCGGGCGATCCTTGCCAGGCAACGTGAGGGGGATGTGTCCACCTTCCATTTCATCGATAACCTGTCCCGTGCCATCCGGCACACGGGTCGGGTCATCATCGACCTGATCCCGCATGTTTACACCGCGCCCCGCATAATCAGGGTGATCGGTGAGGATGGATCGCAGACGCCCCAGGCTATCAACCAGCCCGCCCCGGTGATCGACAAGGACACTGGCCAGCCCAAGGTTGATGAGCAAGGCCAGGTCATCACGGCGATCCATGATTTGACCAGCGGAAAGTATGATCTGACTGTGACATCCGGGCCCAGCTACACCACGCTCCGGCAGGAGCAGGCTGACCAGATGATGCAGCTTTTGCAGGCCTATCCCGCTGCTGCGCCGCTCATCGGCGATATTCTGGTCAAATCTCTGGATTGGCAGGGCTCTGACGAGATCGCCGAGCGCATCCGCAAGATGCTGCCGCCGCAGGTGCAGGGCCAGCCGCAGATTCCGCCCGAGGTTCAGAAGGCGGTTCAGGAGGGCATGCAGCGCATCCAGCAGCTTGAGCAGGAGAATGAGGCGCTCAAGGCTGACAAGTCTGCCGATTTTGCGAAAATCCAGAGTGACGAGCAAATCGAGCTGGAAAAAATCGCCAGCAACGAACGCGTTGAGGCGGCCAAGATCGCCTCCCAGGAAAGCATTGCCCGCCAGCGCGTATTGCGTGAGGCGACCATGCGAAACACGCCGCAAACAGCGGCCTGATCTCACCAGCACCAACCGATAGGAGTGCATCGTCCCATGGCCGACGAACAGGAACTTTCTGCGCCCAGCGAACTGCCCGAGCAGGCAGCAATCGCCCCGGAAGCAGGAGAAACCGAAGCCCCTGAAACCATCCTCGATCCGGGCGACCAGATCGGACAGGAGGGGCAGGGCGAAGGTGATGAGGGTGAGCCGCCGACGCTCGAATATGTTCAGATCGAGCGGAACGGCAAGCAGTATCAGGTACCGAAAGAGCTTGAGGGCGAATTCCTCATGCAGTCGGATTACACCAAGAAAACCCAGACCGTGGCAGAGCGGGCCAAGGCACTTGACGAGCGGGAAGCCGCAATCGGCAAGCAGGCCGAAGCCACCGAGGCGGAGCTGGACGCGCGGGCAACCCTGCGCACCATCGAGACGACACTGGCCGAATACGCCAAGCTGTCGCCACAAGACTGGCAGGCTCATATGCAGACCGATCCGCTGGGCACCCAGCAGCATCGGATGCAGTATGAAGACCTGAAGGCCCAGAAGGCTGAACTGGAAGGTAAAATCAGCCAGGCGCAGGCCGAGCGGACTGAGAAGGCGCAGCAAGACCTTGCCAAGCGCGTTCAGGAAACCCTCGACGCTGCAATGACCATCATTCCCGGCATTACGGCCGAAACCCGTGGTCCTGCCATCGACAAGCTGGTTGCTTTCGCAAACTCGGAGGGTATTCCCGAGCAGGTGCTGAAAGACAACTGGAGCCCGACGCTCCTTGGCTTGTTGCACAAGGCCCATATCGGCGCGCTTGCCATCGCAAAGCAATCCGCTCCCAAGCCGGCACCGACGCCCCCGGCGGCCCCTCTCCAGACCGTCCGCACCGCAACAAGTCCTCAGGCGACCCGCTCGCTGGGTGACATTGCCAAGTCCGACGACATGGAGGCCTACGCCGCTGCACGGGCAGCAGGGCGGAAGCGGTAATTCCTCACACGCCCTAGGGCGAAATTCAAAGGCAGTAAAATGGCCAACCGTACTCTGACGGCGGATATCATCGCCGCCGAGGCCATTACCATTCTCGACAATGAGCTGGTGATGGCCAAGCGCGTCTTTCGTGGATACGAGGACGATTTCTCCAAGAAGGTGAACGGCTACAAGGTGGGTGAAACCATCTCGATCCGCAAGCCGACCGACTTCACTGTCCGCGACGGCGCGGTCATGAACGTGCAGGACGTGACCGAAGGCAAGACCACGATCACCGTGGACAAGCGCAAGGGCATCGACTTCAAGTTCACCTCGCAAGACCTGACCTTGAATATTGCCGATCTGTCCGAGCGGGTCATCAAGCCCGCCATGGTGCAGCTCGCCAACCAGGTCGATACCGATGTGATGGGGCTCTACCAGCAGGTGCCGAACTGGGTCGGCACGCCTGGCCAGGTGGTCAACTCCTATGCGGACTTCGCCAAGGCGCCTGAGCGGCTGGATGAATATGCCATCCCCTCCGAACGCTCGGCGGTCCTGTCGCCTCAGGATCATTGGGGCCTGCTTGGCTCCCAGACCGCGCTCTATATCCAGGACGCGGCCAAGGGCGCCTATCGCAAGGGCTCGCTGGGCGAAATCGGCGGTGTGGACACGTATATGTCCCAGAACGTGCCGACCCACACCACCGGCAGCCGCTCCGGCTCCCCGCTGATCGATCTCTCGATCACGGCCAGCACCATCACCTATGACCAGGTGAAGGACACCAACCAGCAGACGATTCACATCGACACGCTGGGCGGCGCAACCCAGACCATCGCCGCCGGCGACGTGTTCACCATCGATGGCGTCTATGCGGTCAACCCTGTGACCAAGGCCACGCTACCGTTCCTCAAGCAGTTTACCGTGGTCGAGGATGCGACGGCGACGGGTTCGGAAACCGATCTGGTCATCTCCCCGGCGATGATCTGGACCGGCGCGTTCAAAAACGTGGATGTGCAGGGCGTCACCGATCTGAATAATCAGCCGGTGAACTTCCTTGGCGATGCGTCGAAGAACTATCGCCAGAACCTTGTGTTCCACCGGAATGCTTTCGCGCTGGTCACGGTCCCGCTGGTGTCGCCTCCGGGCGCCGTCGATGTGGCGCGCAAGTCCTACAAAGGCCTGAACGTCCGCGTCATCCCTGTCTATGACGGGGTGAACGATGAGAGCGCCTGGCGCCTGGATATCCTCTACGGCACCAAGGCGATCGACCCGCGCCTTGCCACCCGCCTCAGCGGCACGGCCTGATGCTGTCGGCGGGGCTTCGGTCCCGCCGCTTCCGCTTCCTCTCCCTCAATTCATGAAAGGATAGTCTCATGGCTATCAAACAGCTTTCCGATGGCGGCCCGGATGGGGTGGCGCTCGGGCAGACTAACGACAAGATCGGTTTTCTGGGTGCTGCGCCTTCGGCTAAGGCCACCGGATTCACCGCGCCAGCAGCCACCGCCGCTACGAGCACGACGCCGTTTGGGTTCAGCGAGGCTCAGGCCAATGCCATCGTGGCATGGATTCGAGCCGCTGACGCTGAACTGAAGGCCAAGGGCCTGATCGGGGCCTAATGCAATGGCGGGGGCTTCGGTCCCTGCCACTTTTCGAGGCGCGCCATGAATTATGCTGAGCTACAGGCCGAAGCCATCGACTGGATGGAGCGGAGCGGCCAGGCGACCAAGGCCCCGCTCTGGATAAAGCTGGCTGAAGCGCGCTTCAATCGTGAGCTTGGCGTGGTCGAGCTAAGCGCAGGCCTGACGGGGGTTCAGGCATCCCGTAACGTCAGCATTTCAGCGCTCGCCATGGAGCGGCCCATTGCGTTGCTCATGTCCGAGGCCGGCAGCGACGAAGAAACCCTGACGCCCAAGGCAGAGGGGACGTTTGAGTATCGCGCCAGCACCGGCAGGCCAAAATTCTGGGCAATCGACGGAGAGAATATCGCGCTCGACTGCCCTCTGGACAAGGCCTACTCCTTCAGGCTGCGCTATCGCCAGCGCTTTGCGCTTTCCGATACCGTGCCGACCAATTGGCTTCTCGACAACCATCCTGATCTGTATCTGGCCGGGGTGCTGGTCTGGGGGGCGGGCTACAACCAGGACTGGCCGAATGGCACGATCTGGAAGCAAATTATCGAAGAAAGCATTCCGCAGGTCAGAAGCCAGATTGCGCAGTCCAAACGTGGCACCGCAACGGTTGATCCGGCGCTTGCCATGGTGTCGCGTGGCTCGCGTTACGGCATGCAAAGGATCGGCTGATGCAGTTCCCCTTCGGCCCGCTTGCGCCCGACAGAACGGCAGGGACGCCCGGTATTTGTCTGGTGGCGAACAATGTGCTGCCCAAGGCCATGGGGTACGGACCTCGGGCGCAATTGGTGACGGTGGAAACCGCAGGCGCGCTTCCCGGTGAACCACGAGGCATGATTACCTGTCTCAAGCGGAACGGCTCGACGGAGGTTTTCGGCTTCACAGTGGACTCGCTCTATCGGCTTGGAGCCGATTTCACATGGACGCAGATCGAGACGGGGTTCAACTGCACCAGCGGGGACGATTGGTCTTGCGTCCAGTTTGGCAATTTCTTGCTGTTCACCAATACAAGCGACGGCCTTTGGGCCTATGACATGGAGTTCGGCGGTTCCCCCACATATATCCCGGAGGCCGGCGACCCCCGCGAAATTGAAGTCATCGCGAACATGGTGTTCGCCTTGGACTGCAAGGACGATCAGGGCGACCGTAATAACCGGCTGATCCGCAATAGCGACTTCAACAGCCACTTGGAATGGTCCAAGCGGGCGGCGGACCAGCAACCCCTTGAAACGGGCGGCGAGCTGCGAGGCGCGTTCAATCTGCGAAACGGCGCGGCGGTGATCTTGCAGGCCACAGCCATGCGGCTGTTGCAGTTCGGCAATGCCGGCGGCGGTGCGCTCTATTCCTTGCAGGAAATCAGTCTTGAGCGCGGCGTGGTGGGGCGGAAATCCTGCGTTGCCTTTGATGGCGTGCTCTATGGCATTTCCACCAATGGCTATTTCCGGTTCTCGCTCAGCGCTGGGCTGGAAATGATCGGCGCGCATTTTATCGATGAGCAATTGCTGTCACGCGTTGGCCTGCCGGATTTGCCGAAGGTTCAAGGCGCAATTGATCCGGCTCGGAAAATCGTGCTTTGGCGCTACCCGGAAAAAGGCGCGGCCGATCCTAACCGCACCTCGTCGCTTTACGGCTATCGCTGGGATACCCCAGAAAACCCCTGGTTCACCTGGGATGAGGAAATTACCTATCTCAGCCGCGTGGCAACGGCGGGCTATACGCTGGAAGACCTCGACGCCTTCGGCACGGTGGACAGCATCACCATTTCCTGGGACGACAGGTTTTGGCAGGGCGGCCAGCAGGTCTTTGCCGCCCTCGGGCCTGATCTAAAATACGCGACCTTCTCGGGGCCCAATGCTGCGGCGCGCATTGTCACCTCCACGCAAAACAGCCCCATATCGACCCTGATCGGCTGGGCAACGCCCATTGACGACTGCCCCAATTCGATGCTGGCCCTGGGCGCGGCCGATGCGCTCTCGGACGCGTTGGCTTGGAAGCCGGCGGCGACGAAGGTTTCAGGTGGGCGCGTTCCGATGCGGGGCAGGGGCCTAAACATCGCCTTTGACTGGTCTGCTCCTGCCGGGGCGATCTGGTCCTACGCCCATGGCGTGGATCACATCAAGGCAGCAGGAGGCGGCCCGAAATGAGCTACACCGTCAATGGTGGGGCAATCCTCACCGAATGCGTCAGCCTTGATGGCGATACGCCGGCCGACCTCATGACGGCGGCGGGCAAAACGCTTGTCGTGGCCCTCTATGTGGCGGAGACGGGTGGAAGTACCCCCAGCGTCACCATTGAGAAATTCGACGGCTCCATGTCCTGCTATCTGCTCAAGGACGCGGCATTGCAGGCCGGCGAGCTGATACGCTTGGATATTCTGGTCAACCTCAAGAACGGAGACATTCTCCGGGCAACGGGTTCATCCGGCGGTTCCATGGACGTCTGGGTATCCTATATGGCGGCCGATAAGACTGCGCTGGGCTCGCCCGGCTGGCGCTGATGCAGGTCACATTGCTGGATACGGCCCAGATCGACCGCAATTGGGATGCGATAGTCGAGATGCTGGCGCCGGCGCTCAGGCATGATCCCGAATTCGACATGGACGGGCTTTATGGGCGGCTGATGGACCGCTCTTCATTGCTGTTCCATGGCAGCGATGGCGCTGAGGGGCTTCTGGTTGTTTCAGTCGATGATGAGGGTGGTGACCTGATCGCGTCCACCATTGCGATTGCTGGGCGCTTCATCGGCGGACCAAAGGCGAGGTTGGGCCTGATGCGCCAAGGCATCAGGGCGATTGAAGATGTGGCCCGAATTGCTGGATGCAAAGAGCATCGCATCGCCGGGCGGGATTATTCACGGTTTTTCTCCGATTACGAGCCCCTCCATGGGCCGCGTAACGGGCTGACAAAGAGGCTCTAGCATGGGCGGTCAAACCACCAACACCACGACGCAGACCAGCGGACTTTCCAACCCTGGAATGAACGCTGCGGCCACCACCATCGGCAACCAGCTCAACTCGGCGCTGGCAGGCGGGGTGAAGCCTTATACGCAAAGCCTTGTCCCTGACCTTTCGAGCCAGACGCAGGCGGGTATCTCCGGGCTGACGGGTAACCCCAACAATTCGATTTTCTCGCAGGGCATTTCCGACACCCTTCGCGGCCAGGCCGATATTGCCGCGGGGAATGTCCAGAACGATGCATTGCGCCAGCGGGCGCTGGATGATGCACTGACGGCCAGCAATTCGGTGTTTACGTCCTCGGGCCGGTTCGGCTCCGGCTCCCATGCGGAAAACATGGCAGAGGGGGCAACAAACGCGCTGGCCTCTCTCGACTATGGGAGACAGCAGCAGGCCATCCAGAACCTTCCGGGGCTCTATCAGGCGTCCATGATGCCGGCGTCGGCGCAATTGCAGGCGGGCCAGCTTATGGACACCTACAATACCGCACGGGCGCAGGATGCAGAGCGCATTTGGGATGCCACGAACAACGCGAACTGGAACACGTTGCAGCGCGGCGGATCGATCTTTGCGGGCACGGCGCCAGTTTCGGGGACCAAAACGAGCGGAACGCAGACCACGGATCACCCGTGGTGGATGGGGCCGGCTGTAATCGGCGGAACCATCGCCAGCGCCATTTTCTAGGAGGCCTTTCATGGCTGATTTCAAGTTTCAGCGCATCGGCCAGATGCTCGGTTGGGGCGACAACCCGATCTATAAGAGCTTTGACGCCAATCGCAGCGCCCTGATGCAGGGCTTTGCGGGGCTCGGCATGGACCCGATGAACCCCGCCGCTGGTTTCGCGCAGGGATTTGCGCGGGGGACCGAGATTGACCGCGACCTTGCCAAAGAGCAGCAGGAGCAGGCGCGCCAAGACGAGATGCGCCAGCGGTACGCCCAAACCCTTTCAGGGTGGGGCGGTGAATACGGCGATTTGGCCGAAGCTGTTCTGGCGGGCGGTATCGAGCCAGCCGACGCGTATATGACCGCATGGCAGCGGCGGTATGCGCCTCAGTCTGCGCCCGACCCGACCACGGCGATACAGGAATACCAATACGCTCAGGGGCAGGGGTACGGCGGCACCTTCGAGCAGTGGAAAACTGATGTTGCCAAGGCTGGCGCCACGAACATTGATTTCAATCAGAGCCAGGGCGTTGCTGCTGGATATGCCGACCGCATGGCAGCGGCCAACGCTATCCTTGAAGATCCCAAACTGACCCAAGCCCAGACTGATGTTGGCCAGCAGTGGTTGGGCGGTATTCCAGTCGTCGGGAACTTCCTGACCTCGGAAGAAAAGAAGAAGGCCGATCAGGCGCAGCGTGATTTCGTGAACGCTATCCTCCGTCGAGAGTCTGGGGCCGTGATTTCAGAGTCTGAGTTTGCCAGCGCAGCGCAGCAGTATTTCCCGCAGCCCGGCGACACCCCCGCCGTCATCGAGCAAAAGCGCAAGAACCGTGAAATGGCGATTCAGGGCGTGGCGCGTTCGGCGGGGCCGAATTATCAATCCCCGACGCTGACGCCAGCGGGGGTTGTCCCATACACTGAGTTTTTTAGGTAGCCCCATGCCCATCGTCACGATGCCGGACGGCACCAATGTGCAGTTTCCCGATGATATGCCGCGCGAGCAAATCAGGGGCTTGATCGCATCCAAATTCCCGGACCTTGCAGCGCAACAGCCTCAGCCTGTTGATGGCATCGCGCAGCCCCCGGCCGGCCTTCGCCCCGGAACGCCTGAATATGCACAATGGGCCGCGCAGCAGGCTCAGGCCGGCAATGCGCTGCCCCAGGTCGGGCAGCACCAGACCACGGAAAGCTCCATCCTCGACCCGTTCGTTCAGGGCGCGACTTTCGGCTGGGGCGACGAGCTGCGCGGTGCGGTGCAGGGCGGACTTGCTGCGATGCAGGGCGGCGATTTCGGCTCGGTCTATAATCAGGTCGTGGATGAGAGCCGGAATGCGCTGGATCGGGAGCGACGGGTTAATCCGGTGGGGTCTATTGCCGCCGAAATAGCAGGGGCCATCCCCACGGGCATGATGGCGGGCGGGCAATTGGCGGGGAGGGGGGCGACACTGTTGGGGCGAATGGCCACCACAGGGGGCATTGGGTTCGGGCAGGGGGCGGTCTATGGCGCCGGCAGCTCTGATGGGAGCATCTCGGATCGGGCGCGCGCAGGCGCAATATCCAGCGCAGTCGGTGCAGGTGTCGGCGCGGCCATCCCTCTCGCCGGCAATGCGATTTCCAACCTGATCCAGAAAAGCCAGCAGGGACGTATTCTTGATGCTGCGGCGAAGGTGGCTCCGACCGCCGATGACCTGCGATCCGCAGCATCGAATTTGTTCGAGCAGGCGACGGGCGGCACTCCGCTTGCCATCAACGATAATGCTTATATGCGGCTCTTGGGCGATGTGCAGCAATTCGGCCAGAAGCTCCGCATCAACCCGAACCTTGACCAGAAATCCATCGGCCTGTGGGAAATGATGCGCTCGATTGCTGATGATGTTGCCCAAGGCGGCGTCGTGATCGACATGAAGGATATGCACCTTTTGAGGCAAGCCGCGCAGCGCGTGGCCATGTCCTCGGAAGGCCGCGATGCTGCGTTCGCAAACACGGTCATCAACAAGCTGGATGATTTCGTCCAGACATTGAAGCCCGCCGACATTCTCGGCGGCACTGATCCGTCACGGGCCACAAAGGCACTATACAGTGGCATCTCAACATGGTCCCGCGCCAATAAGGTTGGAATGATTGAGGAGGCCATTCGCATTGGACAGGCGGCTGCATCCGGTCCTGAAAAAGGTATTCGGAATGCCCTCCGCACCATGATCTTCAAGAAGCCCGATATATGGCGCCGGTTTAATGCCGCTGAACAGCAGGCCATCAAGGATGTAATCGACGGCACCCCCGGCTCTAACCTGATGAAGCTCGTCGGTACATTCGGCTTCGGCGGCAACACAGCAACGAATGGCATCGGTGGCGCTGCTGGAATGGCCCTCGGTCAAATGGCCGCCGGGCCGGTTGGCATGGTGGCGGGGCCGGTGCTGGGCTCCATCGGGCGCAACGCCTCGGAGCGTATGACGGAAGGGCTTGCTCAGCGGGCGATGGGCGCCGCTGCAACGGAAGGCTTGAAGGTGCTGCCCAGTATCAACCCCAACCAGGCAACGCCGATTGAGGTTCTGCTTCGACGGACACTCGGGCCGAATGCCGGCGGATCAGTCGCGCCGCGATAGAAAGTAGTGCGGAAATACGAGTATCAACACGGCCATGGAGAGGGCGCCAAAGCCCATTAGCGCCCAACTGAGCGGCTCGGTAAAGCCATTGGCAAAAGCTCCAAGAAAAACCGCGCCGGCCGGGACTGCCAGCCACCACCGGCTCATAGGCTTGAGCTCGTAGAGGTGGGAGTGCTTTCGGGGGTCTTGGTCAATTTGTTTCACTGTCCGCCCTCGGGTTGAGAATGTCGGGGCGGGACCGGCCATATCGAAAACGGGCAACCTGGTGATGATAGTCAGGTTCAAGGCGGTCCAGCGCTTCTTCGATCGCATCGAGGTCCATTTCGATGTTTTCGAACTTCACTGTGAAATGCGCATAGACCAGCGCAGTCATAATCATTGCAAAAGCCGGCGTCCAAGAGTGCCAGGTTTCAGGGCCAACAACTGAGCTGACCCACCATACCCCACCAACAAAAAGTGCCGGGAATATAAACTTTCGTAGGCCCGTAGGGTGCTTTTTCATCTCAGGCATTGGAGGCTTTTCCAATCGTAGAAGTCATAGCTTCTACCGGATTTCATCGCGCAACCTCGTCATCAAAAACACGAATGCCTCTCTCGTCTAGCAGTCTATTCACGCGCACTTCCAACGCATGAATTTGCCATGAGACTGCCAAGACAAACAACGCTAGGACCGCTGCCCACCACGGGGCTTGGCCTAAGAATGCGTAGATGACTATCAGGGCGGCCAAGATTAAGTATCGGGTTTTCATGGGCTTGTCACAATTTCATGCGGCGCGATCATTCTCTGCCTTCTCAAGCACCGACCACCAGTAATCAATGCCAACAAAGAGTAGGGCAGGAAGGCCGTACATAGCCGCCGTAGTTAGGCTAAAGCCCGTCCCGTTGGCAAAGCCAAATCCTGCCAGAACGAAAGCCACAACAAACGCAGTAGCGTGCGACCAAAATAGGAAATGGCCTGGGACTAAGCGCCTAAAGACGAAATTAGTCAGCCGCGAAAGAAGTCCATACCCGATCAGCATACCGCCCAGCAGGGCCATTTCATAAGTCATTCGCTCACCCCCTTTAGTTCCCTACTAAATCGTTACCGGGAGATTTCGGGGTTGTCGATAGAATTGGAACGCGCATGGCCAGTGACGATCTAATCAACACCATCATTGCCGAGGCTGGCGGCGAAGGCGAAGCCGGTATTATCGCCGCAACGTGGGCAATAGCACAGCGCGCCGCTGCGCGCGGCCAGTCCATGGACCAGGTGATTAAGTCCGGGTTCGACGGCTATTCCAATCCCGGCTCAGGCGCCATTCGCGCGCAGCAGAACCAAGGCCTGCGCCGGCAGGTCGAGCAGATCATCAGCGGAGTGCAGCAAGGGCGGATTGCCAATCCCGTTCCGGGCGCCGATCATTTTCTCTCAGGCTCCGTCATGCCTTCGTGGGCAAGAGGCATGGATCATGTGGCCACCATTGGCGGGCATCGGTTCTATGCCTCGGGCAATGTGCCCAGAAGCGCGCAGGGCGTCTCACTGCCGCCCGGTGAATTGCCCACTGTCGCCACGGCTCTGGACGTTACCCCTCGCCAAGCCCCGGCGCCGGCCAGCATGTCGCCCTTTACCGCAGCGGTGCGCAATCTCCAGCCCACTTCGACGGACACGGCCTCGCTCTATTCGGGGATATTCTCCACGCCCCAGCAGGATCGTGGCCCGATCACCGATAGCGACCTGTTCACTGGCCCCGGCATTTCCGAAACCATCCAGCGCACGCAGGCCCAGCAGGATCCCGCTCTTGCATCGGCGCTGCAAGCCTATGTGACGCGCCAGCAGGCCCCGCAGTTGTCTTCTGGGCCCATCTCCTACGCAGGGCAGGAACGCAGCCCCAGCCCCGCCCCAGCCGCCCGCGCAACCACGTCCATGCCCATAGGGGTGGCGCAGAGCTATGCAGGGCAGGAGAGGGGCCCCACGTCCTTGCCTCCCGTCCCCATGCCTCTCCCTCGCCCTGTGACGGCCAGCGATATTGCTCGAGCGGAAGGCACTACGGTTGCGAGTATCCCCTCCACCTACGCCAATCCGGCCGCCGCCCCGGTGCGACTGCCGGAATTGCCTGCCGCCGGCCAACGCGGGATCGGTCAGCCGCCCGCGACAAGGGCGGTTCAGTCTGTCCCTGTCCCCGCCCAGCCTTCTACGGCAACAGACACGGCCAGGCGCGCCACGGCAGCGGAAATCCGCGCGGACAATGGGCAGGCCATTCCAAGAGCAAGTGCGTCTCAGTCGGTTGCGGCCCCTGCGGGGAGCTTCAACCCGCCCCTATCATCGCGGAACACCGGCATATCCACTTCGGATCGTGTTCGCGCGGCGCAGGCACCAGCAACGGAACAGCGCCTTGCTGCGGGATTGGCTCAACCGGCTCCGATTGAAGGAGTTATCGGGCCTCAGCAGGTCGCGCAGATTGGTGTGGGTCTGGATGGCACCAGAGGCCTGCCGTCGCTCACCCCTCCGGTGCCGCTCCCTCCATATAGGGCCGTCGCTACCGCGCTATCAGTCACACCGCCGCTGCCGCGCGCCAGGCCAGCTCAGGCCGTGCCGATGCCCCCGCTTCCGATTGCCCGGCCAATGCAGGCGGCCGCCATGCCTTCGCTGCGCCTCCAGTCTCCGCTCAGAGTTTTGGTGAACGGAGCCAACGGGGTCATGCAATCCATGTCCCAGCCTCGGCAGCAAACTTCGGCGGTTCAGGCTTTCCGCAACCAAGGGATGAGCGCTGCACAGGCCTATGACGCCGCAAATGCCGCTGCCGCTCAGCGCGCGCGGGACAACGCGGGATCGGCTGGCGGATCACAGGTCTATTCATCCGGCGGCCAACGATACGACCGAACGACCGGCAATTGGGTCTAAAGGAGCCAAGCCATGGCAAAAAACTCAGTCCCTGAATGGGATGAAACCCAGACTAATAACACCGACATTGGCGGGACGAATATTGATGAGGGCTGCGCGTCTTCTGGCATGAATGATGCCGTGCGCAAAATCATGGCGCAGCTCAAGGCGTTCTTCAAATCCAGTGTTTTTCGGCTATGGGACGGAACGGATAACACCAAGCGCCTGGCCTTCGACCTCTCCAGCCTGACCACCGGCACCACGCGCACCCTGAAAGTCCAGGATCGCAGCGGTACTATCGCCATGTCTGATAGCACCGACACCCGCCGCAACCGCCTCGTCAACCACGACAAGTTGGTCAGCCAGGAAAACGGCCAGACGGCAGGCACTACGAATGGCAGATACCCGTCCGATCAGAATGCCATGTATTTCGTCTCGTCGGCGGGCACCTTCACCGGCGTCAATGTCGCTGGCAGGACCAGCCCAAAGGGCGGCAATCGAGACCGCATCACGATCACGACTGCCGACACATCCTTGGCGGCTGGCGAATTCCTCACCTACACGCAGAACATCGAGGGCTCCAACGTCGCCGATCTGAAATGGGGTACGGCGGATGCGGTTCCTGTGGTGCTGCGCCGGGGCTTCAATTTTCCTGAAGGTACGTGGACTGTCGCCTTCCACAACTCTGCCGCGAACCGATCCTATGTGACCACCTTCACCGTATCATCGGCAGAGGCGAATACCGACATTGTGCGCGAATTCGCCATTCCCGGCGATACCATTGGCACATGGCTCACGGCGGACGGCGTGATCGGCATCACCATGGACGTGGTGATTGGCGCGGGCTCCACCTTCCAAGGCGTTGCTGGCTGGCAGGCAGGCAATATCCTGACCGTCGCGGGCGCATCGAACGGCATGGCGATGTCTGGCGCCGTGTTCGAATTCTTCGATGAGGGGCTACGGGCTGACCCTGACGCTACCGGCGTCTATGGGCAGTATGAGGTGGGGGAGGTTGATCCGGTTTATCGAAGCGAGCGGTACTGGGAGGTACAGAGCGCCATAACGCTCTTTACTTATTCTGACGCGCCGATAGTTCAAGTGGGCTCCGTGCAATTCAAAGTACGAAAATGCAAACCGCCCATCGTTAGCAAGGTGGCGGGTATTATTTCCAATGGCGGGTATTCCGTTGGGAGCGCGACTATCGACGGCTTTCGTCTTTCTAGCGACTCCGTTTCTGGCGGCGTCCGTGAAATCGATTTGATTGCTTCCTCTAACGCGAGGCTGTCATGATCTACGTCACCGCAATCTACGCCAATTCCGATCAGACCCTCGTCACCGGCACCGACGCGGGCGGCAACACCGAGACCGTCCCAGCTGATTTCACTCTGTTCCGCCAGCCCGATGATGGTCCTCAAGGCTTCCTCGCCAATGGCGGAGTGATCCAGCCTTATGAGGCATTCCCGACGCTCGAAGAGGCCATAGCCGCCAAGCTGGTCGAGCTTGACGACTTCCGGTGGCGGATGGAGGTTGGCGGTGCTGCCTTTCGCGGCTCCATCATCCGCACCGATGCCAACAGCCAAGCCAAGATCACCGCTGTTTATGCGATGGCGCGGCTCGATCCAGAATATGAAGTGCCGGTCTGGGAAGTCGTGCCGGGGGTATTCATCCCCCTCGATAACTCGACCATCATCGCCATGGGCGAAGCGGTACGGGATCATGTGCAGGCAACGTTCAATCGCAAGGCCCAGCTTCACATGGCGATTGCAGGGCTCGCCACCATCGAGGCCGTCCAGAGCTTCGACATCGCGGCAGAGTGGTAGCCGCTTAATCCCACATCACAGGAGGCCGAAATGGCCAAACTCAACGCGGAGCAGGTGTTCCGCGCGAAGACGCCTGCCATCATGGCGCAGCTTATGCGTGATTTTCCCATCACGCCGGTAGATGCAGCCGCGATCCTCGGCAACCTCGGGCACGAAAGTGCCGGACTGACCACCCTTCAGGAGATCAAGCCCGCAGTTCCGGGATCCAAGGGTGGCTATGGATGGGTGCAGTGGACCGGCCCACGACGCCGCGCCTATGAGACATATTGCAAGCGCACCGGCAAAGACCCGGCCAGCGATGAAGCCAATTATGCATATCTGTTCCTGGAACTGAAAGGCATAGAGGGCAGCGAAGGAGGGGCTATTGGCAAACTGGTTGCGGCCGAGGGGTTGGATGCTAAGGTTGAAGCGTTCGAGCGCGCGTTTCTGCGTGCGGGCGTGAAGCACTACCCCAGCCGCAAGCAGTGGGCCGCCATCGCGCTCGATGCGTGGCGGGTCAAGTCCAACACCGGCATTCCGATCCCCAATCCCACGCCAGAGCCACAGCGCCCGCAGGGGGCTGAAAAGCTCGAACGAGGCAAAGCACCCATCATCCTCATCATCTTCGCCCTGGCCGCCCTCGCAGCGGCCCTTTTCTTGCTCCCCATTTTCCCGAAAGGCTGAACATCATGGGCATTCTCGAAAACGTCGCCATCCAGTGGCTTATCCGGCGCATCCCCGAGGTCGGCGGGCTGCTGCTCACCATCGTGACCTTCTTTGCCGCCATCCCGCCCGAACAGCAGGCGGTCATCATCGCTATTCTCACTGGCAATGGTGGGGGCCTCACGGTCGGGGCGGTCATTGGCCTTGCCATGTGGATCTATGCCCAGGTCATGAGTTTCCGCCAGACCACCAAGCCCAAGGTCGTGGAGCAGGTCGCCGGCCGGCCCATGGAGATCAGCAGCGGCAGGAAATCCCTGCTCGATATCCTGCTGGGCAGGTGACTATGGGGCGGCTCCGGCCGCCTCCCTTTATTTCGAATGAGGCCGCCCATGTCTGGACCAAAAATCGACTTCACCATCAACCTCGGCCATATCATCACCTTCACCGGGTTGATCGTCACCATGGCCTTGGGCTGGTCAACCTTTGACGGCCGACTACGAGCCGTCGAAAAGACGCTGGAGACCACCACAGCAACGCTGGTGGAACAGGTGCGCCAGGGGAGTGCCATTCAGGCGCTTGACCAGCGCATGCAGCGCGTCGAGCGTATCGTGGATGCTCGGTAGTCATCCGGGCACAAATATTATTGCGCCCGGATGACGGAGGATCAGCCGTTCAGAAGCTTCATTGCCCGCATGGAAACATGCCCGCACCTGCCGATGATGATATGGTCATGAACCAGAATTCCCATCGGTTTGGCCACGGTAATGATCTCATGAGTCATCCGAAGATCGGCGGATGACGGCGCAGGATCGCCAGAGGGATGGTTGTGGACCAATATGAGCGAGATGGCCGACAATTCTAGCGTCCGCCGGATCACCTCGCGCGGATAGATAGGCGTATAGTCCACCGTACCGACCTGCTGCACCTCATCAGCGATAAGGCGGTTCTTCTTGTCGAGGAAAAGAACCCGGAACTGCTCGATGCTCTCGAAGGCCATTGCTGTGTGACAGTAATCCAGGAGCTGTGGCCAAGAGGTTAGAATTGGCCCTGCATCGCAAATTCGTTCCTTGGCGATTTGCTGTGTTGCCTCCATCACTGTCGATAGAAGCCGAGCCGTGGCAGGGCCTACTCCTGCCACCTCCTGCATCCGATAGGATGGCGCCGCGATTGCCGCAGGCAGAGAGCCGAAACGTCGCAGTAATCCGGCTGAGATTTCCCTGGATCTCCTGATCCCCACGGCCGAGGAAAGTAGCCGAGTCAGAAGCTGTTCCTGGTCCTCGGCAGTCCATCTGGCAACGTACCTTTTGGTGTGCTGCATTTCATGCCACCTTCTCCTTCTGGTAGTCAGAAAGAATAGGTCCTGCCAGCCGGCCAAAGCGCCGCGCTCCGGCCAATGCTGCTTCCGTCACATCGAAATAAGCCGGAAGCCAGGCCTCTCCGCCAATATCAATGGCGTCGCCGTGAATATGGACCTGCCATCCCATGCGCCTCCAGATCGCCAGCCATTTCGCGTCCTGAATGCCACCGACCTGGCGGTATCCATTGGCTAAGCAGTATTCCATCACGGCGGCGCAGCACTGGGCCTTGAGAACGAGCCCCCCGCCTTCGCGGCGGTGAGCCACGACGAAACCGCGCGTCCATTCGACTATGCGGGGATCGCGCGGCATAGGCAGAAGGTTGCACGTATCCGGGAAAACCTCGCTCAGCATGTGGGGCAGGTGGGTTGGCACCAGTCGGGATCCGGCCACAAGCTCACTGCCATCAATGACCAACAGATAAGCTGCATGGGCAGTATCGAATTGGTCGACCTCCAAATTGTCAGGGGATGGAGGCACCCATCCTAGCTCCTCCGCATAAACTTTGTGGCGAGCCCGGTAGAAATGCTCGAGCTCCAGTTGAAAGAGATGTTCGTTCGTACGCGTAACGAAGTTAAATTGCATCTCACCCTCCAAGCGTTAACGGAGGGAAGGTGCAATTGCGTCTAGATCCTTTCCTATTGTCCTTCGGGACGGTTGTCAGGCCGAATCATCGGAGAAATATAAGAGAGTGCAGCTAGTTAGGGTGCGATGCTCATAGGATAATTTGGCGTGATCTGATTGCTTTGGCGACGGCGTGCGTTGTGGTTGTGGCGTTCAGTTTCACCCTGGCATGGGCGAGGTGTTCCTTCACCGTTCGTTCGGAGAGCATCAGGATATCTCCCACATCAAGGTGGGATTTCCCGTTGGCTACCCACCGCAGGACCTCCCGTTCTCGCTCAGTCAATCGTGCAATAGCGGTTACATTGTCATCGTGGATTTCCACAGCGCGCATTTCCGCATGCAGGCAGATCAGATGTAACATTTCGCGCCCAAGCGTATCGAGCTCCACCGGCCTGTCAGTCGCTAAGGAAACAACTGCCTGCACGCTTGAGGGGTCGCCCATCGGAAAGCCGATGCCATCAGCCAAGCCTAGGCCAGAAGCTTCGCTGGCGATCTGCGAGGCAACCCGTGTTCTTCGGCTTCCTTTCCGTGCCTCTTTCCAAGAGAAGGGGCGCGTCCGCGTCAGAGAGAAAAGGCTGACGGGGTCATGCCAAAAATATTGGCCTTGGCGGTATCGGGTTAGCCAAGCCTCTGGCCAGGTATGCGCAATAATATACGGCTCTGCATCTTCTCCCAAGGAAGGGAGCCGTGTCATCATGAAGTAGTCAAAACCAATGTTTTTTAATGTGGTCGAGAAATCAACAATTAGCTCATGGAAAATTTTATGTTGATCGCAGCGGTCAATAAATGCCATTGCCTGGCAGACGATCTCCTGCATTCCCTCCTCCGCAATCTTGCCTGCGAATTAATACTAATTACTTATAAAGAATGTCAGTAGGAAAATTACGAATTGTCCATAAGTGGGGTTGCTGTTAGCCACCTTGCCAACTAAATGGCGATTTGTTTCCGTATTGGAAACCGCATTCTGAGCAATGGGAGGCTGCTCCCGTTAGATGGTATTAGGAAGGGTGACGCCCGATAATCTCATGATCGCAGATTTGAGCTACAAAAAAACTCCGGCGTCAGATGATGTTGTTGTTGAGCTATTTTGGCAGCGCGGCACTAGGATGGGGCAGGTAAAATTGCCTCCTTGCTTGGAGCAAAGTGTAGCTGAGAATGGTTTGCCTAATCTCACGCCGCTGCCTGTTATTTCAGCCGTGGCCTACGCAATGGTGCTAGCAGCTCAGACACGTCGCAGCCTGACGCTTTCTGGTGATGACCAAGTGTGGCCACTGGAGTGGGGTAGCCTGGTCCGCGTCCACTAGTGGGAAGGCAGCGCCAAATCGTGAATTGACGTGTTCCATTTTTGTTCTCATTTCTACTCGCCTGTGGAGGTGAGAAATGTCAGAGCAAAAATCCGGCGGCATCGATGGTGCCCATAACTATCCCATGGATGCGGCAGACGGGATGCGGAAAATGCTGGAATACAAGGCGGAGATGCGACGGCAGCATGACGAACGGATTGCCGAGCGCAAGGCCCAACGTGAGGCCGCGAGAAAAGCCGCCAAGCAGGTTCCGCCAGTCGAGTATCCTTGGATGAAGGAATAGGGTGCGCCCGACACCAGCCGATTCTCCCTATGAAGATCGTTCCATGACTACCGAACTCGTTCCTTCCGGTCCCGACATCACCCGCGACGGCAAGTCTGTCACGCCTTTGGCTTCCCTGTATCGCTGTGAGGGTTGCGGCTATGTCGGGGCGCCCTTCGGCTACAAGCGCGGCGATGAAGTGGTGAGTTATTGTGGCTGGGACGGCCATAAGCCGATCTGCGTGGGGAAGGGTAAGGCGGAGCGGTAAGGGTGAGAACCAGGCGCCGCGGAACATGCTAGCAACATGCTGTACCGACTTTGTACGCACCTCCCTGCCAGTTCTGATTCTGTTCTTGCATCGTTCTGCAAGGTTTGGTGAGGATGATAGGGGTGGGGAAATCTCCCCCGGCGGCGACAAAGCCCTTGCCTTATGGCCTCATTGCCCTGTATCAGACCCACGCCGGAGAGGTGGCCGAGTGGTCGAAGGCACGCCCCTGCTAAGGGCGCAGATGGTGATGAACTGTCTCGAGGGTTCGAATCCCTTCCTCTCCGCCACTTTCAAGTTGCGAACCTGCCAAGAGGCCCCAGTGCGGGGCTTTTTTCTTTTTATCTCAAAGGAGTTTGGCGGCTGGGTCCGCCCTGCGGAGACTGCTGTCACGGCCGATATTGGTCTCTGAACGGCCCACGTCTCTCTTCGAGCGCCCTGCCGGGAAATCAGGGCGGCATCGAAATTCGTCGGGTTTTCAGTCAATTGAGCAAGCACTCATGCTGGCAAGTTGTCGCGTATATGAGCGCCAGGCTGACGCACGGAGACACTCGGGGGCGGCGAAGCTCTGCGGCTCGATGCGCGGACGTGCGTGCTCATAAGGGCTGGCTGTTGGCGGTGCATCGGAAGTCTCTGATGACAAAAGGACTTCTCCCCTCTAGCCTGGCGCGATGTCGAACGGGCCCTGGACGGATGAAGAGAACGACCTGATCGTCGCGGATTACTTCGCGATGCTCGCCGACGACATTGCCGAGCGCCGATACAGCAAGACGGAGCATCGCCGAGCACTCCTGCCACTGCTGAATGACCGGTCCGAGGGTTCGGTCGAGTTCAAGCACCAGAACATCAGCGCGGTGCTGAAGGGGCTCGGCGAGGACTGGATTCCTGGCTACAAGCCGGCGTTCAATTTCCAGATGACGCTGGTCGATGCGGTGGCGCGCTGGCTCGCGCTCCATCCCGACTGGCTCGGCCGGATGCCGGGCATGCGTCCGGTCACCGGCTTACAGGAGGCCACGCGGCTCTGGATCGGCCCACCCCCTACGTTGTCCAACCAGCCACCGCCGCAGGAGCTGGAGCAGATGCTGCATATCGCCCGCAAATTCGATGTCGCGGGCCGGGACGAGCGAAACCGCGCGCTCGGTCGCGCGGGCGAGGAATGTGTGCTGGCGCATGAGCAGGCTTCGCTTCAGGCCGTGGGGCGCGAGGATCTGGCGCGGAAGGTCCGCTGGGTATCGGAAGAGGATGGCGACGGCGCAGGTTATGATATCAAGAGCTTCGCACCGGATGGGCGGTCCCGCCTGATCGAGGTGAAGACGACGAACGGATGGGAGCGCACGCCGTTCCTGATCACTCGCAACGAACTGGCCGTGGCCGAGGAACGCCGGTCGGAATGGCGCCTGTTCCGGCTATGGAACTTCTCGCGCGAGCCGAAGGCCTTCGAGCTTCACCCGCCGCTCGATGCCCATGTTGCTCTCACCGCGACGACGTTTCAGGCGAGCTTTCACTGACGATCAGCCGAACACCTTATTGGCTTGCTCCGGCCACGGCGCGGCCGTTGCTTCGACGAGGGACATGAGGCTGACCGCCGGAGACTCCCGGCCGCAGGTCAGGCGTTTGAGGACGGTGGGCGACAGATAGGCCAATCGCAACTGGCGACTGACATGCCGCTCTGCCAGACCGACAGCCTTGGCGAGATCATGGACCGTGGCGAACTCTCCGGCTTCCATGCGGCGGCGCCAACTCCACGCCCGGCCGATGGCGCGCAGGACGTGAGGATCGGGAGTACGGTCCTCGCTCGGGCGATAATCCACCGGCGGCAGGAGCTTCGGCCGCCCGTTCTTCTTTCGCACTTTCAACGGGATCAGCACCCTGATCGTGTCATTGGCTTGCGTCATTACTCCGCAGCCTCCATGCGAGCGGGTGCGATCATCTCGCGGATGACCCCACCGATGCCGTCGGCCCGGACATCGACCGCGAGCCCGTCAGCGGTCACGGTGACGCGCCGGACGAGCAACTGAATGATCCGCGCTTGTTCCGCAGGAAAGAGCTGGTTCCAGAGCGCACCGAAATCGTTCAACGCAGCGATGACCTCGGCTTCTCGAACCTGCGGGCCATCCTGCTGCAAGGCGGCGAGAACCTTCGTCACCACCTCGGGCGTCTGCACGATACGACGGACTTCCGTCACCACCGCGTCCTCGACCATGCCCGCCGGAAGCCGCGACGGCACTTCGGATTCGCCACCCTCGCGGTTCCGGATCACATCCATCGAGACATAGTAGCGGTAGAGCTTGGTTCCCTTGCGCGTGGCCGTCGGCGTCATGGCTGCGCCGGTTTCGCTGAAGATCAGGCCCTTGAGCAGTGCAGGCGTCTGCATCCGGCTGTTGTTCGCACGCTTGCGCGGGCTCTCCTGCAAAATGGCGTGGACGTGGTTCCAGAGCTCGGCGTCGATGATGGCTGCATGCTCGCCGGGATATGCCTTCCCTTTGTGGACGGCTTCACCTCGATACACGCGGTTATTCAGCAAACGGTAGAGGTAGCCCTTGTCGACCAGCGTCCCTTGCTTGTTTCGGAACCCCTGCGCACGCAGTTCGCGGGCCAGCGTCGTCGCCGAACCGAGTTCGATGAAGCGTTCGAAGATGCGGCGCACAGCGGCAGCCTCGGCCGCGTTGGCCACCAGCTTGCGATCCTGAACATCGTAGCCGAAAGGCACATAGCCGCCCATCCAGATCCCGCGCTTCCGGGATGCCGCCACCTTGTCGCGGATCCGCTCGCCTATCACCTCGCGCTCGAACTGGGCGAAGCTGAGCAGGATGTTCAGCGTGAGCCGTCCCATGGACGTGGTGGTGTTGAATGATTGCGTGACGCTCACAAACGTCACTTCGTTCCGGTCGAACACCTCGACCAACTTCGAGAAATCCATCAGCGAGCGCGAGAGCCGGTCGATCTTGTAGACGACCACGACGTCGATAAGTCCGTCCTCGATGTCGGCGAGCAGCCGCTTCAGCCCCGGGCGGTCGAGTGTGCCGCCGGAGAAGCCGCCGTCATCATATCGCTCCCGGATCGTGGCCCAGCCTTCCGACCTCTGGCTGGCGACATAGGCCTCGCAGGATTCGCGCTGGGCATCGAGGCTGTTGAATTCCATGTCGAGTCCTTCCTCGCTCGACTTCCGGGCATAGATGGCGCAACGAAGGCGGCGTTTCGGGTTGACCATGCCCTCCATCAGGCACCCTCCCGCTCACGCAGGCCGAAGAAGCGGTAACCATTCCAGCGGGTGCCGGTGATCTCCCGAGCCACGGCAGAAAGAGAGCGGAACCTGCGGCCCTGCCATTCGAAGCCGTCGTTCATGACCGTCACGGTGTGCTCGATCCCGTTCCATTCACGAACGAGTCGGGTTCCCGCGACAGGATTGCGCGGATCGGCGATCTGGTTCTTGCCGCGTCCGATACCTTCCACCTCGTCCGCCAGCAGGTCGAGCATTCGCCTGGTGTCACGGTCGGGGCCGCCGTAGGCCAGCTCCTGGATGCGATGACCGATGCGCAGTTCGAGAAAGGCACGGCTGTTGTTCGGAGACGTCCCGCCGAACAGAGCCTGCCAATCGATCTTCAGTTCCTTCACCGATTTGGACTTCAGCGCCGTCAGCCGGGCGAGCACCGTTCGGTCGACCTCGGCGCTCATGCCGGGGGTCTGCGCCACCATCCTCTTGTCATGCTTCATGAATTCCTCCGATGCGGATGCGTTTTCCGCGACGAGCACCGCTCTTTCGGGGGCGGAAGTCCACAAAACAGTCTCCGGGTTCGGCAGATAAAGAACTTGCCTTCCCTGCTTCGAGCCGAACCACGCCGGCGGCCAGAATCCGACCGATCTCGGCGAGTCGGTCCCCCGGTGACATGCGCTCCGGACTCAAGGGATTTGTGCCCGCGAGTGGGCTGTCGAAATGGCTGGACATGGTGATGGTTCGCGATCTGGGTGCTGCCCAAACCGTATCGCGAAATCAGAAAAATACAAGAATTTCAATGGATTGTGGACATTCGACGCTGCTTCGCACGCCCGCGAAAATCTGCGCGACGTGGATCTTGCGAGAACCATCCCAACGAGCAGGGCAATCAGGGATCCCGGCGAATCAGTCTGCGCGCCCGCCCATGAACCTGTCGTAGGTGTCGAGTGTCGCCTCTTCATCGAGATCGGCCATTTCCCATCTCGATGGTGCGTGGTCGGGATAGAGCAGCAGAGAGATCGCCATCTCGTTGCTCGGAGAAAAGACCGTCATCTCCCGGACCGGCTCGGTGCCGAGCCATACGCCTGGCGCGTGCAGGATACCGTGCCGCCCGGTATCCGCATCGACTTCCCGCGCTGCAAGCGACCCGGCCGGCAATGCGATCACGGTCTGGCGGGCAGCGTAGTAGATCCGAGACCGGATGAGCGGACCGCTGGACCACGCCCAGTCGATGAAGCCGTCCTTGCTGACCACGATCATGGCCCGCTTGTCGGTTATGGTGAGCCATTTGAGGATCGCGGCGGTGAGCGATACCGCATAGCGATCGGCAAGCTCGGTCATGGTGTCGATGTCGACGTCCCGCCCTCTGATCTGTGCGCGGAAATCGTCGAGCGGCATCAGAAGGTAGGACGCGAAGGTGTTGGCCTCCGCCTCGATGGTGCCGCGCTCGGCGCTCCAGTCGCCCATGTTGCGGCTTGTGCACTGAAGTCCGCGAGGATGAGCGTGGCGGTGCAGCAGATAGTGACCGAGCTCATGGGCCAGCGTGAAATTCCGCCGACCGGGCGACCTGATCGTGTCGTTGTAGACGATTCCCCATTCGCCCGAGCCGTTCGGATGTGGCAGCAACATGCCCTCGACGCCCTTCGACAGCGCGGTTCCTTCCACCATGGTGATCGGCGCGTCCGGGAAAACCTGCCGCGAAAAGTCCTTGGCGACCGCTGCCACGTCGATCGGGAAGCGCGGCAGTCCATGGGCCTGCTGGACGACCGAGATCAATTGCGTGAGGCGGATCGCCCAGCCTTGTGGGGTCGTCGGGAAACTCAATCCTTCTTCCCCCAGAGATCGATCATCTGGCTGATCTTCTCCTGATCCTCGGTGGTCAGCTTGCTGAATCTGCGGAAGAAGGCTTCCTTCAGCACTTCGTCACCCGGTTCGGCGCTGTCATCGAGGAGATAGTCGGTGGTGACGGACAGGGCCTGCGCAATGCGGGTCAGCTTTTCGGCCGATGGTTTTCGTGTGTCGCGGTTTTCGAGCTCCCAGATGTAGCTCTTGCTGGAGTCCGTCAGCTCGGCGAGCTTGTCGAGGGAGTAACCCTTTTCCTGCCGATGGCGCTTGATCTTTGCGCCGAGGGACGTGGTCATCTGATCTTCCTTGCCTGCCTGCGCGGATGGAATCGCGTGTTCGATATGCCGAACAAAAAAGGTTCGCGCAAGTAGACAGCCCGTGATGTTCGATATATATCGAACGATAGCGTATCGCTGCGCACCGATTCTCTCTCCTCCTCCGGCCAGGAAAGGGCCCTCCATGACGTCGATCGCCGCCTTCTTCCGCAAGACCCCGGTAACCCGCCTGCAGGACTACTTCACCGCATGCGCATTCACCTCGCTGCCGCACGTCGATTGGACGAAGCCCGAGGCGGAGGTCGTCGAGCCGTTGATCAAGGCGGTGGACGCCATGAACGAGGATGAGCGCCAGCGCGTCATTCTCGATGCGGGCCGCGTCGCGGCATTGGCCGATGAGCCCGGTCAGACCGCGCTCCAGAACGTGGTGGTCGACCGGGCGACGTTCGACACGCTCGAGGGAGCAAACAACCGTTCGCTCTGGGTGTTCCTGAATGAGAATGATCGGTTCCGTCTTGCCGAGGAGGTTCGCTACAACGATGAGCGCCGCCGGGGGCGCTCGTGGAACGGCTTCGAAGTCGAAAAGGACCGCTCAGTCCGGAAGGATCCCATCTCGGTGGCGGCTTTCACCGCGGCGATCCGGGAACGGTTCGAGACTCCCAATGTCCATGTGGACATCTTCGACCGGCACCGTGTCATCCTTGATGACCAGGAGTGCGAACTCGTTCAGGTGGCGATCTATCGGGAGGGCCGCCCCGAGGACATGCTGGGCTTCGACACCAACAGCAAGCTCGCCCGGCGCATCGTGCGGCCGGTCTTCGAAGCGGCGCTGACCTACGAAGCGGCCACGGGCGTGATCGAGGTCGTTGCCAACACGCGCGAGGATCGGGTGGACCTGACCCGGTTCATGGCGCGGGACCTGCTCGGTATCGAGTTCGCCGAGAAGCACATCCCCCTTCGCGAGTACGACCTGAACGTCCTGCTGAAGCCGTTCGATTTCCCGACCGACGTGGCGGACGGGATCGAGGGTGTCACGGTGAAGGAGCTGCGCTTCATGGATCTCGGCGATCCCAAGGAGCGTGTCACGCTGGAATCGATGTCGGGCGCCGAACGCACGATCTGGGAGATGGCCAACCACCGGATCGGGCTGGATCTCGGTGGCGGGTCCGGGAGCTTGCACGCACCGGGACTCCTCGGCGAGGCTCCGGAGTGGCTGATCACCCGTGCACGTTTCACCATCAAGTTTCGGCCCGGACCCGACGGTGGGCGCGGCAAATCCCTGACGCTCACCGTCACCATGCCGCATGGCTGCAACCTCAAGGACATGACGCCGCAGGAGCGCCTGATCGGCGAGAAGTACCTGCGGCGGTGGGGTATCCTGAAGGATGACAGCGATGTCGGCGACTTCGTTGAATAAGGCCTCCATCGACCTGCTGTTCAAAGTACTGGAAGCTCGCGGCACACAGATCGCGGGCACCACGCTCACCGAATATTTTCCACGGGCGGCGGAAACACTGCTCGCTTCCGGTCTGCTGGCGGCACGCGGACAGGTCCCCGTTGTCGCGGCGATGGATGCCCACGAGGATGAACCGATCCCTGCAGTCTGGTCGTCCGAGCGCAAGGCGTTCGGATATCTCAACAGCGTCGGGCGCTGGATCGAAATCGCGGAAGGTGCGATCTCTGCCTATCAGGTCGATCACGCCCGCATGTTCGCGGCAATGCTCATGCCGTTCGAGCGGCAAGGAACCGCGAAGATCACCCCGCTGATTCCCGAGCATCTCTGGGACATCGGTTCGATCAGGGTGGCCGGGGCCAGGACGCCGGTCCCCGTCTGGTTCGGCCGCCGCCTTGGCGATCCTCACGTCTGGTCTCAGGTCGGCGTCCTTGTGGGTCGTCGACCGGCAACCGAAAAGCGCATCATTCTCACCTCGACCCGCGGTGACCGTCTGCCTGCGGCGCCGGATCGTCGGCATGCCCTGGTGGCGGTCGAGGACGTGTTGGAGAGCCCGGATCGGTTGGCGATATCTCCGAGGGTTCTTGCCGCGCGGGTCTATCCAGAACAGGCGCAACGGCGATACCCGATCGACCATTCCGACGACTTCGGTATTGTCTGGCTCAAGGACGAGACGTTCGAATTTCGCGGCGACAAGCATCGAAAGCTCCTCGAGCAGCTGTTCGACGCCTATTGGGCGGGGAAACCAGTGCTGCGTGTCATCGTGGCACTCGCGGAGGCCGGGTTCTCGGACAAGACGAACAGCCTGTCGAAAGCGTTCAGCGGGCGAGACGACTGGCAGAAGTTCATCCGACAATCTGAAGGGAATTGCTGGATCGAGGTCTGATCCAAACCATTGGATTTTATGAATAAGGCCGTCCGGAAGGGCGGCCTTTTCGCATTTCCGGGGCACCTACCGTTTCCCCTACCGCTGCCCTTCCGAAGCCCTACCAGCCCCTCTGCGATCTTCACTCCCGCAGGTTTTCGCACAAACCCGAAGGAGGTTCAGATGGCGCTCAGGCACCTGTCGCAGATCGAGCTGGCAGCTCGCTGGAACATTTCCCACCGCACGCTGGAGCGTTGGCGGTGGACGGGCGAAGGCCCGAAATTCATCAAACTCGGTGGTCGAGTCATCTACCGCCTCGAGGACGTCGAGGCCTTCGAGGCCGAACAGGTCCGCGGGTCGGAAACCGAGCCCCAGCGCCCGATGTCGGCGTGAGGGAGGTGGAGACGATGATCCCCAACCGCCTCACGCTCGACGACCTGCGCACCCTGCAGATCCGCGAAATCGCGGCGTTGTCGGCCGAACAGCTCGCGTCGTTGCATGACGAAGCCGCCACGCAACTGCGTGCCGCGAAAACCCTCTGCGACTGGCTCGATGGGGCCATCGCTCTGAAATACGGCGACCGGGCGACGGAAGCGCGCCGGGCCGAGGGCAAGGATACCGGCACGATCCGCTTCGAGGACGGCACGGTGACCGTCATCGCCGACCTGCCCAAGCGCGTCGATTGGGACCAGACGAAGCTCGCGGCGCTCGTCGAGCGCATCAAGGCCGATGGCGGGGATCCCGCCGAATACGTCGACATCTCCTTCGATGTTGCCGAGCGCAAGTATTCCGCCTGGCCCGCGCATATCCGCACGGCCTTCGAGGGCGCGCGCACGGTTCGGACCGGCAAGCCGCGCTTCCGCTTCTCCCTGAACGACGAGGTGACGAAATGACCGCCCCGCACAAGCTGGGCCAGCTGTGTGAGCGCCACTACGGCCTCGACAAGCTGCCCGAAACCGTCCGGATCCCCGCCCTTGGCAACCGTCGCAATGAAACCGCCAAGCCGGTCGAGACCGCGACGGTCGACGATCTGGCCTTCGCTCTCCTCGGCCTGAACGAGCGGGCATCCGCACTCTATCGCGAGATCGACGCGCTGCGCACCGTTCACGACGAGGCGCGCAAGGCCGGTGCGCTCGGCTCGGACATCGCGATCGACGCGCTGATCGCCGAAACGGGAGGGAAGTGATGGCCCTTCCCATCATCGGCGCCGATGAGCGCCTCGCGCAGCGCAAGGGGATCAAGGGTGTCATCTTCGGGCGGTCCGGCATCGGCAAGACGTCGCTGCTCTGGACGCTGAACGCCTCGACCACGCTCTTCCTCGACCTCGAGGCCGGCGATCTCGCGGTCGAGGGGCTGGAGATCGACACGCTGCGACCCCGCACCTGGAAGGAATGCCGCGATTTCGCGGTGTTCATCGGCGGTCCGAACCCGGCGCTGCGCGAGGACCAGCCCTATAGCCAGGCGCATTTCGACGAGGTCTGCGGCCGCTACGGCGATCCGGCGGTGATCGGGAAGTACGAGACCGTCTTCATCGACTCGATCACAGTGGCGGGGCGGCTCTGCTTCCAGTGGTGCCGCGGCCAGCCCGAGGCCACGTCGGAGAAGACCGGCAAGCCCGACATCCGCAGCGCCTATGGGCTGCACGGCCGCGAGATGATCGGCTGGCTGACCCACCTGCAGCACACGCGCGGCAAGCATGTCTGGTTCGTCGGCATCCTCGACGAGAAGCTCGACGACTTCAACCGCAAGGTCTTCCAGCCGCAGATCGACGGATCGAAGACCGGACTCGAGCTGCCAGGGATCGTCGACCAGGTCATCACCATGGCCGACATCCCCGACCCGGGCGGCCAGCCGCAGCACGCCTTCGTCTGCCAGACGCTGAACCCCTGGCTCTATCCGGCCAAGGATCGCTCGGGTCGCCTCGACATGATCGAGGCACCGCATCTCGGCCGCCTCATGGAGAAGATCCAGCGCCCCGCGCGCCCGGCGTCCGAGCGCCTGTCCTGGCCGCCGTTGATCCCAGCCGATCCCGCGGCCGAGGCGCCATCCCACGCTCAATCCACCCTCCAGAACTGAAAGGAGCCGCGCAATGTCCGGACCCTGGAACGACTTCAACTCCGCGCAATCGAATACCAACGTCATCCCGAAAGGCACGCTCGCCAAGGTGCGCTTGACGCTGCGTCCCGGCGGCTTCGACGATCCCTCGCAGGGCTGGACCGGTGGCTGGGCGCGCCGGGCGGCTACCGGCGCCGTCTACCTCGACGCCGATTACACGGTGCTCGAAGGGCCCTATGCCCGGCGCAAGATCTGGTCGCTGATCGGCCTCTATAGCCCGAAGGGTCCGGACTGGGCGAACATGGGTCGCGGGCTGATCCGCGGGATCCTCAACTCGGCGCGCGGCGTGTCCGACAAGGACAACTCGCCCGAGGCGCAGGCCCGCCGCCGCATCAACGGGTTCGGCGATCTCGACGGGATCGAGTTCGTCGCCCGCATCGACATCGGCACCGACACCAACGGCGAGGACAAGAACGAGATCCGCGCCGCGGTCACCCCCGACCATCGCGACTACGCCGCGCTGATGGGCGCGGTCGCGCCGCAGCTCGCAGCCGCCCCCGCGCAGGGCCTCGCCCCGCAGCAGCCCGCGACGTCCTCCCAGCCCGGCCAGCCCGCTTCCGCCCCCGGCGTCGCCGGTCGGCCGAGCTGGGCGCAGTAAGGAGGAGACCGGCCATGCGCCTGCGCCCCCGCCAGAAGACCTTCGTCGAGCGCAGCGTGGCTGCGCTCGCCTCCCACGGCAACACGCTGGGTGTGGCGCCCACCGGCGCCGGCAAGACCATCATGCTCTCGGCGGTCACCGGCGAGATGATCGGCAACGGGGCCAAGGCCTGCGTGCTGGCGCATCGCGATGAGCTGACGGCGCAGAACCGCGCCAAGTTCCAGCGCGTGGTGCCGGGCGTCGCCACCTCGGTGATCGATGCGACGGAAAAGTCCTGGGGCGGCCAGGTCGCCTTCGCCATGGTGCCGACGCTGGCGCGGGCCTCGAACCTCGCCGACATGCCGCGCCTCGACCTGCTGGTCGTGGATGAGGCGCACCATGCCGTCGCCGACAGCTACCGGCGCATTATCGACCGGGTGCGCGAGGCCAATCCCGATGCCCGGATCTTCGGGGTTACGGCGACACCGAGCCGGGGCGACAGGAAGGGGCTGCGAGAAGTCTTCGACAATGTCGCCGACCAGGTGCGTTTGGGCGAACTGATCGCCTCGGGCCATCTGGTGCCGCCGCGCACCTTCGTCATCGACGTGGGCGTGCAGGACGAGCTGCGCTCCGTCCGCAAGACGATGTCGGATTTCGACATGGCCGAGGTGGCGGGCATCATGGACCGCGCCCCCGTCACCGATGAGGTGATCCGGCACTGGAAGGAGAAGGCGGGCGACCGGCAGACCGTGGTGTTCTGCTCCACCATCGCCCATGCCGGGCACGTCACCGAGGCGTTCAGGGCGGCAGGCATTTCCGCCGCGCTGATCCATGGCGATCTGGCGGCCGAGACCCGCAAGGCGCTCCTCACCAGCTATGCGGCGGGCGACATTCGCGTCGTCGTCAACGTGGCTGTGCTGACCGAGGGCTGGGATCACCCGCCCACCTCCTGCGTCGTGCTGCTGCGCCCCAGCTCCTACAAGTCCACCATGATCCAGATGGTCGGGCGCGGCCTGCGCACCGTCGATCCCGAGGAACACCCCGGTATCGTCAAGACGGACTGCATCGTCCTCGACTTAGGCACTTCGAGCCTGATCCACGGCACGCTGGAACAGGATGTCGATCTCGACGGCAAGATCGCATCGGGCGAAGCACCGACGAAGACCTGTCCTGCCTGTGAGGCGGAGATTCCGCTGGCCGTCACCGAATGCCCGCTCTGCGGCGAGGCGTTCCCGCGCGAAGATCCTGGCGCGGGCGAAGGTGGTGGCACCGCGCCGCTCTCCGGCTTCATGATGACCGAGATCGATCTCCTGAAGCGGTCCAGCTTCGCATGGGTCGATCTCTTCGGCACGGACGATGCGCTGATGGCCACCGGCTTCACGGCCTGGGGCGGCATCTTCTGGTTGGACGGGGTCTGGTACGCGATCGGCGGGGCGAAGGGGGAACGCCCGCGACTGCTGGGCGTGGGCGAGCGCACGGTCTGCCTCGCGCAGGCGGACGACTGGCTCAACACCCACGAAAGCGACGAGAGCGCCTTCAAGACCCGCTCCTGGCTGCGGCAGCCGCCGACGGAAAAGCAGCTGCAATACCTGCCGCCCGAGTGCCGACACGACTTCGGCGTGACGCGCTATCGCGCCTCGGCGCTGATGACCTTCGGCTTCAACAAACGGGCCGTCCGTCAGCTGATCGGTGCGGCGGCCGCTCCCGAACGGAGGGCGGCATGATCCATGACCACCTCCACCCTGATCACTGCCGAGGAGCGGCGGCGACTCTGGCATCCGCGTGGAACGCTCTGTGCTGTCTGCCGGCAACCCACCCATGGTTTTGGCTGGTCCGATCCGTTCCGGTCGAACCAGCCCCGGCCCTCGGTCTGGTTCTGCTCGATGTCCTGCCAGGGTTTCTGGACCCGCTTGGCGCGGCGGCGTGTCGCCATGGTTGACCTGACCGAGGAGGAACGTGCCGCCATCACCGCCACGATGAATCGTGTGGCGCTGCTGATGGACGAGATCGGCTGGGCGACCCCGCTCGCCGATCTGACCGAGGCGCAGGTGCGCGCGCTGATCGAGGAGGCCGTCGAGGGCTTTCGCGAGGCCATGTCCGATATCGCCCGGGCGCAGACGCCGGAGGTGCCGTTCTGATGCTGGATTTCAACCACCGCCCCAGCTTCGCAGACCGGGTCAATGTCGCTGTAGATCAGGCGCTGACCGCCGATCAGGCGATGCGCCCGTCGCGCGACTATCTCGGGGGCTCGCGCCTCGGCCATGCCTGCGAGCGCGCCCTGCAGTTCGAGTTCACCGCGACGCCGAAGGACGATGGCCAGGAGTTCACCGGCCAGGCGCTGCGCATCTTCGCCATCGGCCATGCGCTGGAGGATGTGGCGGTGGTCTGGCTGCGCGGCGCGGGCTTCGATCTCTATACGCGCAAGGGCCACCGTCCCGATGGCGGTCAGTTCGGCTTCTCGGTCGCGGGCGGGCGCATCCGCGGCCATGTCGATGGCATCATCGCCGCCGGACCCGAGGGCTTCGGTCTCGTCGTTCCCGCGCTCTGGGAATGCAAGACCATGAACGCGAAGAACTGGCGTGCCTGCGTCAAGGACGGCGTGACGAAGTCGAAGCCGGTCTACGCCGCCCAGATCGCGCTCTACCAGGCCTACATGGAAGGGACCGTCCCCGGCATCTCGGCCGCGCCCGCAGTGTTCACCGCAATCAACAAGGACACCGCCGAGCTTCATCACGAACTGGTCCCGTTCGATGCCGATCTCGCACAGCGCATGTCGGATCGAGGCGTGCGGATCCTGCAGGCGACCGACGCAGGCGAGTTTCTGCCGCGCATCGCCGCCAATCGCGACTTCTTCGAATGCCGCTTCTGCCCGTGGGCCGAACGCTGCTGGGGGCTCCCGGCATGAGCGACGACAACATCCTCCACTTCAACCCCTGGCGGGATTTCAACGACGCGCCGCCGCTGCCCGATCCCTTCGCGGTCGAACCGGATGCGAGCCAGATCGCCCGCTTCGTCTACGTGGTCTTCGGCTACTCCGAGGGTCTGATCCCGGTTCGCGGCTTCGTCGACAAGGGTCAAGGCAAGGACGGCCGCCCGCACAACATCTGGATCGAGGCAGATGCCACGGCGCCCGAGAAGCTCGCGACCTTCGCGGGCTGGGCTGCGCGAGAAGGCGCCGCAGTCTATGTCATCCCCGGCACGGTCGTGGAGACCGGTCAGGCTCGCGCCGCCGACGTGATGCAGATGCAGAGCCTCGTGGTCGATCTCGACTCGGGCGACATCCCCGCCAAGCTCGATCACCTCGTCCATCATCTCGGCCGTCCGACGCTGATCGTCGAGAGCGGTGGGCGCACGCTCAAGGGCGCGACCAAGCTCCATGTCTGGTGGCAACTGACCGAGCCGGCGGAAGGCGCGGACCTCGCCATGCTCTGCCAGCTTCGCGGCGAGATCGCACTGAAAGTCGGCGGCGACACGCATTTCCGCTCGGCCCACCAGCCTATCCGCGTCCCCGGCACCGTCTATCACAAGGGCGGGTTGACCCGGCTCGTGCAGATCCGCGAGGCGACCGGGATGGAGGTCGATCTCGCCGAGATGGCCGAGCGCGTCGCCGACATGCCGCCCATGCCCGGCATCGGCATGGCCACGGCCGAGCCGCGCCAGAAACCCGCCATCGACGACGTGCTGGTGACGCCGGTCCACGAAGGTGGCGCGGACGACTGGTCCCGTTTCGAGGGCGCCTCAGCCGCCATCGGCTATTTCCTGCGCCTCGTCCATGAGGGCCGGATGTCGATGGACGAGGGCTGGACGGCGATCTGCGGCTACAACGCCGCGATACTGCGTCCGTCCTGGCCGCTCGACCGGCTGAAGCGCGAGACGAACCGCCTGTGGGAGTTGCACATCAAGCGGCACGGACCGCCGCTCCTTCGCCTTGACAGCGCGATGACGGTACCGGCCGATCTTCCGACCTTCAGTCTCGGCGCGCTGCTCGATGACACGAGCCCGATGCCCGAGGACATCATCGGCCCGCGTGTCCTGACCCCGGGCGGGCTTCTGGTGCTGGGCGGCGCTCCGAAGGTCGGCAAGAGCGACTTCCTGATCTCCTGGCTCGTGCACATGGCGGCGGGCGTGCCGTTCCTCGGCTTTACGCCGCCCCGGCCGCTGCGCGTGTTCTACCTGCAGGCCGAAATCCAGTATCACTATCTGCGCGAGCGCATGCAGCAGATCGCACTGCCCGCCACCGTGATCGCCGCCGCGCGCGACACCTTCATCGCCACGCCGAAACTCAGGCTGCTCCTCGACGCCAAGGGCGTCGCCCGCGTGGCCGAGGCAATCCGGGCGGCATTTCCGGACGCGCCGCCCGACATCATCGTCATCGACCCGATCCGCAACCTCTTCGACGGTGGCCCCGACGGCGGCGGCGAGAACGACAACGCCGCCATGATGTTCTTCCTGAAGGATCGGGTGGAGTCCCTGCGCGAGGCGATCAATCCGGAGGCGGGCGTCATCCTCGCCCACCACACGCGCAAGGCCACCAGGCAACAGGTCAAGGACGATCCCTTCCTCGCTCTTTCCGGCGCCAGCGCGCTGCGCGGTTTCTACACCACCGGCCTGTTGATGCACCTTCCCGACGAGGACAGCTCCGTCCGCAGGCTCGAGATCGAGCTGCGCAACGGACCTGCGCTGCCGGGAAAGCTGATCGACAAGGTGAAGGGCGAATGGGTCGAGCTAAACCCGATGAACGAGCGCCTTGTGCGCAAGGAGGTCGGTGCCAGGTTCGATGCCGAACGTCTGCGCAAGCATGACGTCATTCTCGGCATGTTGCTGGACGAGGCGGCCAGCGAACGCCTCTACACCGCGATGCAGTTCGCGGAAAAGTTCGAGAACCGAAGCGGTCTGGGCAGCAAGCACACCATCCGCGAGCGCCTCAGCGTGCTGGCGACCAAGGGCTTCGTGAAGTTCCTGCGCGATCCCTCCGGCTTCGGTTTCCCCATCACCCGGTCGCGCTTCGGCTATCTCTGCGTCGAGGGCATGCAGTTCGGCGCGCCCGTCGAACATGTCGATCCAACCAATGGCGAAGTCACCACACAGGTCCGCCAGGTTCTTCCCAGTCACTTCAAATGCCCCCAATCCGGGCTTTGCCTTCAGGTCGAGAACCCTGCCGTCTGGGTCTACCCGGACGGGCTCGAAGACGACCTTACTCATATGAGTGAGGCCTGACTCATATGTCTTCACCAACTTTGCATTCAACGAAATCAACGGGTTGCGGGAAAACAAGACTTTGGCCCCGAACTCATGCCCGAAGACTTCATGAAGTCTTGTTCCGCAATGAAATCAACCTGTTGGCTGTCGCGGAACAGTCAGGTGCAAAACCCCCATACTACGTATGGGGCGGCCACCCGTCAGGGTTGGCCTCGCCCCATACGTCGCGGGGCCTCGCGCGCCTCCGCCCATGCCTTCTCCCACCCGATCCGACGACGGCGGCCCCGTACCGCCAAGCACCAGACCGCCGTCGTCTTCCACCACCACAAGCCACCGGCAAAGGAGGCCCATCATGGCTCAGCCGACTCTGATCCCGAATTCCGACGGCGCAAGGTTTGAATCGCTGCCGCTCGCCACGCCCCGAAACCGCTGCATCCTTGCGCTCGACCTCGGCACCTCGACCGGCTGGGCGCTGCGCGGCCAAGACGGTCTGATCACCAGCGGCACCGTCTCGCTTCGTCCCGGCCGCTTCGATGGCGGCGGCATGCGTTATCTGCGCTTCACCAACTGGCTGACCGAGATCGATCGGCTGTCCGGCCCCGTCGCAGCGATCTGGTTCGAGGAGGTCCGCCGCCACGCCGGCACCGACGCGAGCCACATCTACGGCGGGCTCATGGCGACGCTGACCGCATGGGCCGAACTGCGCGGTGTGCCCTACGAGGGCGTGCCGGTCGGCACGATCAAGCATCACGCAACGGCCAGGGGCAATGCCGACAAGGCCGCAATGATCGCCGCCGTCCGCGCCCGCGGCTTCAGCCCTGTCGACGACAACGAGGCGGACGCCATCGCGATCCTGCTCTGGGCGATCGAGACGAACGGGGGTGTCGCATGAGGTGGTATCCCAAAGGCTACGGCGGCGAACGCCGGGATCCCGAGCAGGTCAAACGCGAGGGCTGGCAGGAAGAGGGCCTCCTTGCGGTCTCCGCCGATGATGACCGTCTCACCTGGCCCGAGCGTGAGCTGGTCCGGCAGTTGGGCGAGAAGCTCTACGGCCCGCGCCCCTCGGAAAGGGAGGCACGCCATGGCTGACCGCATCTGGACCGCCGACGATGTCGCCGACCATTTCGAGGAGGCGTTCCGCACCCTGCGCAAGCTGCCGCCGGTGAAGGTGCAGGGCTATTTCAACACCTGGCCGGAGATCGTGCGAACGAGTCGCGAGATCGCCTTCATGGAACCCGAGCCGATGCGCGTCTGGCCCTCGGCCGCCGCGATCACCCGGCTCGAGCAGACCTTCGACTGGGTGCTCTGGATCGAGGAGGCGGAGCGCAAGCTGGTCTGGTCTCGCGCCGCCCGCGTGCCGTGGAAGCAGATCAGCGGCGAGCTCGGCTGCGACCGCACCACCGCATGGCGGCGCTGGCAGCTCGCGCTCACAAAGATCGCGGCACGGCTGAATGCGCAGTGACTCCAATGTGTTGCAACACTTTTCCCTTCGACATCTGCAACATGATCGTGCTATCCGAAGGACAAGATGGGGAGAGTGCGCCGAAGGGCTCGCTCTCCCCTTTGCATTGATGCGCCTCGCGCCGAAGCCGGCACGTCGGGCGAGTTCGCGGGTCCTTCCTCGCGAAAACCGTATGCTGGCGGGCGAAGCGCGGCGCATCGCCAGCGACAGGGCCGGATTTTTGGGAAGCCACCCGGAAGCCGGAGTCGCCTGAACCCGCCTGAAACACTGCAAATTCAAACCCTTGATGCTGGACTCCGGGGGCCGGAAGCCAAGGGTATCCACCCGACCGAGGAACCACGCCACATGACGCTGAGCTTCTCCCCGGACGCGATCGAGATGTGGCCGCTGTCGCGCCTGCAGCCCTACGCGAAGAACGCGAAAGCACATGGCGCGGACCAGGTCGTGAAGATCGCCGCCAGCATGGCCGAGTTCGGCTGGACCGTGCCGTGCCTGGTGGCAGAGGACGGGGAGCTGATCGCTGGCCATGGACGGGTGCTGGCCGCGACGCAGCTGGGGCTGACGGAAGCGCCAGTGATTGTGCTGGGTCACCTGACCGAGGCGCAGCGCCGGGCCTATCGCATCGCGGACAACAAGCTGACGGAACTGGGCAACTGGGACGAGGCGCTGCTGTCGGCGGAACTGAACGAGTTGCTGGCCGAGGATTTCGACCTGTCGCTGGTCGGCTTCTCGGATGGCGAGTTGGACAAACTCTTGGCATTCGTGCCGGAGGGGGACAGTGAAGACAGTGGCGCCGGAGGCTCCGTGCCGCCGGTGACCATCCCCGAGCCGCCGCGCAACCCGGCGTCGCGCACCGGCGATCTCTGGATCCTTGGTGAGCATCGTCTGTTCTGCGGTGACGCGACCTCCAATGCCGATGTCCGCCGTCTGATGAACGGCGAGCGCGCGGTGCTGTTCGCCACCGATCCGCCGTACCTCGTCGATTACGACGGCTCCAACCATCCGACGCGCAACAAGGACTGGTCGGCGTCCTACGGCACGACCTGGGACGACAGTTCTCAGGGCGCGGAGCTCTACGACGGCTTCATCGCTGCGGCGGTGGCCGAGGCGATCACCGAGGATGCGGCGTGGTATTGCTGGCACGCTTCCCGCCGCCAGGCGATGCTTGAGGCCTGCTGGGAGAAGGCGGGCGCCTTCGTGCACCAGCAGATCATCTGGGTGAAGGATCGCGGAGTTCTGACCCGGTCGCATTACCTCTGGAAGCACGAGCCCTGCTTCATGGGCTGGCGCAGACCGAACCGCCCGCCAAAGGTGGCCGAGGAAACGCTGCCATCGACATGGGCGCTGCCGAACTTTGCCAAGGACGACCGGCCCGACCACCCGACGCCAAAGCCGCTGGACGCCTTCGGGATCCCGATGCGCCAGCATGTGGCGCGGGGCGGGCTCTGCTACGAGCCGTTCTCGGGCTCCGGGTCGCAGATCATGGCGGGCGAGGCGAACGGCCGCCGCGTCTTCGCGATGGAGATCAGCCCGGCCTATGTCGACGTGGCCGTCGAGCGCTGGCAGGCTGAGACCGACAAGGACGCAATCCTCGACGGTGACGGGCGGACCTTCGCGCAGGTGAAAGCCGAGCGGCTGGGCGACGACGCTGAAGCCCCGGCCGATGCCGCAGCCCCGGACGCCGACACCGCCCCAGAACCCGCCCGCAAACGCAAATCCGCAGCCTGAGGCCATGCATGACCTGGCTCTACCTTCCTCCGGACGCGCTTCCGGAGCCGGAGACGCATGCCTGTTCGGCCTCTCCCTCTGCTCCGGCGCGGGCGGGCTCGACCTCGGACTCGCCATCGCCATCCCCAGATATCGTGCTGTGGGCCATGTCGAACGGGAAACCTACGCCGCAGCCATCCTCGTGGCGCGGATGGAAGACGCGTCCCTGGATCCGGCACCTGTCTGGGACGACGTTGGAACCTTCGACGGCCGCCCGTGGCGCGGCACGGTGGACATCATCACTGCGGGCTATCCGTGCCAGCCGTTCTCCGTCGCGGGCAAACGCCGGGGCGCCGGCGATCCGCGCCATATCTGGCCACATGTCGCCCGGATCATCGGCGAGGTCGAGCCGCCCTTCGTCTTCCTCGAGAACGTCGCCCATCATCTCCGCCTCGGCTTTCCTGAAGTCGCCAGCGGACTGGTCGGCATGGGCTACCACCTTGCGGCAGGCCTCTTCACGGCGGCGGAAGTCGGCGCGCCCCACAGGCGTGAGCGGCTCTTCATCCTCGCGATCCGCGAGGGAGATGAACTGGCCAACCCCGCGCGCCTGCTCTGGAACCCGGTCGAGTGGCGGCAACCGGACCGAATTGCTGCAGCTCTGGCCGACGCCCCGGGCCAGCGCGAACGAGAACCGGCAGACGAAGCCGACGCCCTCGCAGGAAGTGGGTCAGCACGGGATGAACCTCGCGACGACGGCGGCGTTATGGCCGACGCCGCAGACCGACAGTTTTCGCAGCCGGGGTGGCGACCGAAAGGACGAGAAGGGCCTGGACCGCATGGCGCGGGACTGGCCGACGCCGATGGCGAACGACGGGTGCAAGCCGAGCGCCGGCAACCGCCGGACGGCCGACCTGACCCATGCGGCGGGGATATGGATGACGCCGACGGCGCGCGACCACAAGGATGGGGCGACGACGTTGGTGAATACGCCGGTGAACGGCCTGCTTGGCCGCCAGGTCCTGGTGACGCCCATGGCTGGGAACGATATCTCCGAAGCGCGCCGGACCTTGAACCCGCTGTTCGTCGAGGCGCTGATGGGCTGGCCCACCGGGTGGACCGGCTTCGGCTCTGTGGCAACGGAGTGGTCCCGCTGGTTGCGGCGCATGCGCTCAGAACTCTTGCAGCTGAATTGCTGGCCGATGGGTGAAGGTGCGCCGGCATGAAGCAGTCGCGCCTCATGTCGCTGATCGAAGCCATCGCCAACGTGGCCGTCGGTTATGGCGTCGCCGTGGTCGCGCAGATCCTGATCTTTCCTATCTTCGGGCTGCATACGACGCTGGTGCAGAACCTGAAGATGGGCGCGGTGTTCACCATCGTGTCGATCGCCCGTTCGTTTGCCTTGCGGCGGCTGTTCGAGGCGATGCGGGGGAATAAATAACGCGGAAAGAACAACGGTCTTTGCTTTGAGACATCTGGCCCATAGCCTGTCCCCCAAATGAGCGGGGATCCGAAAATGCCTCAACTGGATGTCAAAGGGCTGGATCGCAGTGAATGGGGGGGCTCGATTGTCCGCCTGCACCACTCTCACAGAAGTGGGATTGGGCGGTACGGCGTTGCTCGAATAATCAATACTGCTGATCGATCACGATCGTTCGACGCGGTGCTGCTGGGCCACGACGATGAAACCGCAATCTACATGGCCTTCGATGCAAGGCAGTCCCTTGGTATCGATAAGGGCCAGCGTTTGAGTTTTGACCTGAAAGAACTCGGATGGTTCGGCAAGCTTCGCTGGTATCTCAAGACTCCGGACCCCCGGATATACATTCCTGCTTGGCTTGCAGCGTGGTCGGTGGTTCTCGGTCTTTTGGGATTCCTGCTTGGCGTCGTATCGCTCCTGAAATAGTTGACGGCAAATGTTCCGACACTTGTGCCGCCGCCCCAGCGGGACGGCGGTTCATGTTGTTGGGGTTGGCTGCGTCAGGTAGCAGAAAGCTTGTAGACCCGTCCGCGTCCCTCGATCTTTTCCGAGGTGACCTCGAGCCCGAGCTTCTTCTTCAGCGCCCCGGCCATCGCGCCGCGCACCGTGTGCGACTGCCAGCCGGTCACGGCCATGATCTCCTCGATGGTCGCGCCTTCCGGTGCGCGCAGCATGGCGATCAGGCTTGCCTGTTTGGTGCCCTCGCGCGGCGTGCGCGCCTTGGGCGCGGGATCGCTCTCACGCGGGGTGTCCTCCGAGTCCTCCGCGCTCGGCGTTTCGTTGGCGCCCGTGAGCGCGGTGTCGGGCCCCTCCGGCTCGATGCCGATGGCGGCGAGACCGGCGTTGGTGATGTGCAGGAGGATGGCGCGACCGTCCGCGTCGTTGCGCCAGATGCGGTTGAGCGCGGCGTCGGCCTTCGTCTGGCTGTCGGTCACCGTTTCCGCGACCAGTCCGCGGGAGAGAAGCGCGCCCACCACCTTGACAGCGGCGCCTCCGCGCAGGGAACCGGGTAGCGGCAGGACGTTGCCGTCGTCGCGCTGTGCGGCGGCGCTGAGGATCACGGCTTGAGTATCGGAAAGTTGGGTCATCGGGGTCGTCTCCATGGTCGGGGCCGCGCCCATCGCAGCCCTTCTACGACCCCGAGCCCGCCTCGCGGCGGGCAGGCTTCGGAGCGGCTGGCACTATTCTGCGTGTTCGCCTTCGCGGAATGCCATGTCGGTGATCTCGCGCAGCCTGGCGCGGTAGTGGTTCAGGGTGCCGACATGGCCCCAGTGGATCTCGTCTGGGTGGGTCTCGAAGTGGTCCGCGCTGAGGGCGGCGAGGCGTTCCAGCATCGCGTCGATCTCGAACTTGGCGGTGAGGAAGGCGTCGAGGGCTTTCGTGTTGTCCTGTGCGCGGCGGGTCATCGGGGTGGCTCCGTGGTCGAGTTGCATCGCGTCGTTGGAGTGACGTTCGCTCCGGTCACGGTGCTTATCAACTCAATAAGCATCTGAATCTGAATGATAATCGGAGCTGTCGATGCAGGGCATGAGCGAGCGCCAGTACGCCGCGCATGTCGGTCTGTCGCGCGGCGCGATCCAGAAGGCGAAGACGGCCGATCGGCTGGTCCTCTACCCCGACGGCAGCATCAACGCTGCGGCGAGCGATGCACGGCGCACTGAGACAACGGACCCGTCCAAGACCCGCAAACCGCCTACGCCGAAGCTGAAGCCCGTCCCCGAGGCGGCGGTGGCCGCCGTCGGCGACACCCTGCGGGAGCAGGGTCTGGCAGTCCCCGCCGTCGGCGGGGGCACGACCTTCCTGCAGGCGAAGACCGCGAACGAGGTGCTGAAGGCGCAGGAGCGGCGCATCCGGCTCCAGAAGCTGAAGGGGGAACTGATCGACCGGGCCCGGGCGCTGGCGCTGGTGTTCCGGCTGGCGCGGGAGGCACGGGACGCATGGGTGAACTGGCCTGCGCGCGCGGCGGCGCTGATGGCGGCCGATCTCGGCGTGGAGCCTGCCGCGATGCAGAAGGCTCTGGAGAAACATGTACGCGCCCACCTCGACGAACTCGCCGAGGCCCGGCCCGACTTCCGATGATGGCGAGCATGGTGACGATAGCCTGACCGGGTTCGACGGCGCGGCGGAGATCCTGCGTGCCTGGGGCAACGGGCAGCGGCCCGACCCGGACCTGACCGTGTCGGAATGGGCGGACCGGCACCGGATGCTCTCGGGCCGCGCCTCGGCCGAACCCGGGCGGTATCGTACGACCCGCACGCCCTACATGCGCGAGATCATGGACCGCCTGTCGCCGGGCGATCCCGCGCAGCGGATCGTGTTCATGAAGGCCGCGCAGGTCGGCGCGACCGAGGCAGGCAACAACTGGATCGGCTTCGTCATCCACCAGGCGCCGGGGCCGATGCTGGCCGTCCAGCCGACGGTGGAACTGGCCAAGCGGAATTCGCGCCAGCGGATCGACCCGCTGATCGAGGAAAGCCCCGAGCTGCGGGAGCGGGTGAAGCCCGCACGGTCGCGCGATGCGGGCAACACGATGCTGTCCAAGGAATTCGCGAGCGGCATCCTGATCATGACGGGCGCGAACTCGGCGGTCGGGCTGCGGTCCACCCCGGCGCGTTACATCTTCCTCGACGAAGTCGATGCCTATCCGGCCTCGGCCGACGAGGAAGGCGATCCGGTCACGCTGGCCGAGGCCCGGTCGCTGACCTTCGCGCACCGGCGCAAGGTGCTGCTGGTCTCGACGCCCACGATCCGGGGGCTGTCGCGGATCGAGCGCGAGTTCGAGGCGTCGGATCAGCGACGTTATTTCGTGCCGTGCCCGCATTGCGGCGTGATGCAATGGCTGAAGTTCGAGCGGCTGCGCTGGCAGAAGGGGCGGCCAGAGACGGCAGAATACCTCTGCGAGGGCTGCGAGAGGCCCGTCGCCGAACATCACAAGACCGCGATGCTGGAGGGTGGCGAATGGCGGGCGACCGCCGTGGCCGCCGATCCGACCACGGTCGGCTACCACCTCTCGGCCCTCTATTCGCCGGTGGGGTGGCTCAGCTGGCCGCGGATCGCACGCGGCTGGGAGGCGGCCCAAGGGTCGGACGAGGCGATCAAGGCCTTCCGCAACACCATCCTCGGCGAGACATGGGTCGAGACCGGCGAAGCGCCCGACTGGCAGCGGCTCTATGACCGCCGCGAGGCATGGCGGCCCGGAACGGTGCCTGCGGGCGGGTTGTTCCTGACCGCCGGGGCCGATGTCCAGAAGGACCGGATCGAGATCGATATCTGGGCCTGGGGTCGCGGGCTCGAAAGCTGGCTCGTCGATCATGTTGTCATCGAGGGCGGTCCGGATCGGCATGACGCATGGTCGGAGCTGACCGCGCTGCTGGACAGGTCCTGGCCGCATGAGCGCGGCGCGCATCTCAGGATCGCGCGGCTCGCCATCGACACCGGGTACGAGGCCCCGGCGGTCTATGCCTGGTCGCGGGCGCAGGGCTTCGCGCAGGTCGCGCCGGTGAAGGGCGTCGAGGGCTTCAATCGCTCCAGCCCGGTCTCGGGCCCAACCTTCGTCGACGCGACCGAGGGCGGGAAACGCCTGCGCCGCGGCGCCCGGCTCTGGACCGTGGCGGTGTCGACCTTCAAGGCCGAGACCTATCGTTTCCTGCGGCTTGACCGACCGACGGCAGAGGAACGCGCTGAGGGCGCGGCCTTTCCGCCCGGCACGATCCACCTGCCGACATGGGTGGAAAGCGAATGGCTAAAGCAAGTCGTAGCCGAGCAACTGGTGACGGTTCGCACGAAGCGCGGCTTTGCCCGGCTCGAATGGCAGAAACTGCGCGAGCGCAACGAGGCGCTGGATTGCCGGGTCTATGCCCGCGCCGCCGCCTGGATCGCGGGAGCGGATCGCTGGTCGGACGAGAAATGGCGCGACCTCGAGGATCAGCTCGGGGCTACCCCCACTGACAACGATCCCGCCGGGCAGATCAACCGGTTTGGACAGACCCCGCAGGGCAAGCGCCGCTCCGATTGGCTCGGGCGGCGCGAAGGATGGTTTTGAACATGACCGACTGGACGGAAACCGAGCTTTCGGCGCTGCGCCGGGCCTATGCCAGCGGCACGACTCGCGTCAGCTACGACGGCAAGTCGGTGGACTATGGTTCGGCCGAGGATCTGCTCGCCCGCATCCGAACCATCGAACGCGCCCTTGCGGGTATCGGCCGGCCGCTGCCGGTGGCCGGTCTCGCGGGCTTCTCGCGCGGGGATCGCTGATGGCCGTGAACTGGTTCGACCGCGCCATTGCGTCGGTCGCCCCGCGGACCGCTGCTCGTCGGGTGCTGGCGCGGCAAGCCTTCGAGACGCTCGCGCGGGGCTATGACGGCGCCGCGCGAGGGCGTCGCACCGATGGCTGGCGCGCGCCCGGATCCTCGGCCGATACCGAGATCGGCATGGCCGGGGCGCTGCTGCGCGACCGGATGCGCGATCTCGTGCGCAACAACCCGCATGCGGCCAAGGCCGTGGCGGTGCTGGTGAACAATATCGTCGGCGCGGGGATCATGCCGCGCGCCGCCAGTGGCGACGAAGCGCTGGACCGGCGCGTCGACGATCTCTTCGAACGCTGGGCCGAGGCCTGCGATGCCGACGGCCAGCTCGATTTCTACGGGCTGCAGACGCTGATCTGCCGCGAGATGGTCGAGGCGGGCGAAGTGCTGGTGCGCCGCAGGTTGCGGCGATCCTCGGACGGTCTGCCGGTGCCGTTGCAGCTTCAGGTGCTGGAGGCTGATTTCCTCGATGCCACGAAATCCGGCACCATCGGCGCTGGCCGTCTCGTGCAGGGGATCGAGTTCGACCCGGTCGGCAAGCGCCGGGCGTATTGGCTGCATGCCGAGCATCCGGGCGACGCCTACGGTGCCTTGCAGAACGGTCTGCAGAGCCGCCCGGTCCCCGCGACCGAGATCGCCCATGTCTACGAGAAGCAGCGCACGCAGGCGCGCGGCGTTCCATGGGGCGCCCCGGTGATCCGGGCACTGCGTGATCTCGACGATTACGAGGTCGCCGAAATCGTCCGCAAGAAGACGGAGGCCTGCGTCACCGCCATCGTCTTCGGCGATGACGAGGCGCAGCAAGGCATTGCGCCCGCCGTGGTCGATGCCGATGGCAACCGGGTGGAGCAGTTCGAGCCGGGGCTGATCGCCTATGCCCGCGGCGGCAAGGACATCCGCTTCAACCAACCTGCGGCGACCGGCGGCTACGGCGAATACAAGCGGGTGAGCCTGCACACGATCTCGGCCGGGTTCCGGGTGCCCTACGAGTTGCTGACCGGGGATCTGAGCCAGGTGAACTATTCCTCGATCCGGGCGGGGCTCGTGGAGTTCCGCCGCCAGATCGACGCCGTGCAGTGGCAGCTGTTCATCCCGATGTTCTGCGCCCCGGTCTGGCGCTGGTTCACCGAGGCCGCATGGGCGGCGGGGCTGATCCCGACACCAGATGTGCCGGTCGAATGGTCGCCGCCGAAATTCGAGGCGGTCGATCCGCAGAAGGATGCGATGGCGAACCTGCTGGCGATCCGCTCGGGCACCATGACTCTGGCCGAGGTGATCGCGCAGCAGGGCCGCAATCCCGACGCGGTGCTGGCCGAGATCGCCGCGACCAACGCCAAGCTCGACGCGCTCGGGCTGGTGCTCGACAGCGATCCGCGTCGGGTGACCAAGACCGGCAGCGCACAGACAAATGATCTGGCGAGCGCCGCCGATACCGACACGGCATAGGCCGACCAACAGGACTGACCTCATGGACACGATGATCGAACTGCCGGCCATGCGCCGGATGGCCGAGCTTGCGCCGAACAGCGTCGATACCGACGCCCGCACCGTCGAGGTGATCTGGTCGGCGGGCGCCCGCGTCCGCCGCGCCAGCTTCTTCGGCGAGCCCTATGACGAAGAACTGAGCCTCGACCCCGCCCATGTGCGGCTCGAACGCCTGAACGCGGGCGCACCGTTCCTGAAGGTGCATGAGATCGACACGCTCGACGCCGTCATCGGTTCGGTGGTGCCGGGATCGGCGCGCATCGAGAACGGCCGCGGCATCGCGCGGGTGCAGATCAGTGAGCGGGCCGATGTCGAGGCGATCTGGCGCGACATCCAGGCCGGGCACATCCGCGCGGTGTCGATCGGCTATCAGGTCCATCGCTTCGACATCTCGAAACCAGATGGCGGGCGCGAGCTCTGGCGGGCGGTCGACTGGACGCCCTTCGAGATCTCGGCCGTGCCGGTCGGCGCCGATCCCGCCGCTGGCTTCCGCGCCAAGGGCGAACATCACGATTGCGTCCTCCACCGCCGGGACGTCCCCACGAATGAAGGAGCATCCCCGATGACCGACAAGACCCCGGCCGCTCCGGCCGACCAGACCAACGAGACGGCAGTGACCGAGGAGACCACCATGACCGACGACAAGACCGGCGCGGCCGAGGCGCAGGCACATGCCACCGACATGCGCAGCCTGCCCGGGCCCTCGAACCAAAGGACCGCATCAGCGAAACCGGAAGCGCCCGACGCCGAGGCCATCGCGACCCGCGCCCGCGAGGCCGAGCGTGACCGAGTCTCGACCATCTACGATCTGGCGGGCCGCCTCGACCTCGAGCGCAGCTTCGCCGAGGATCTGGTCAAGCGCGGTGTCAGTATCGACGAGGCCCGCCGTCTGATCCTCGATCAGGTCGCCGCGAAGTCGGACGAAACCCGGACCTTCGGCCAGGTGTCGGTCCCGCTCGGCGGCCGCGACGAGCGTATCACCCGCCGCGACGCGGTGGCGAACGCGCTGTTGCACCGCTACAGCCCTACGCTGTTCCCGCTCGAGGATGCCGCGCGCCAGTATCGCGGCATGACGCTCCTGGAACTCGCCCGCGAAAGCCTCGGCAATGCCGGGGTGAACACGCGGGGCCTGTCGCGCGACGAGGTGGCGACGCGGGCGCTGCATTCGACGTCCGACTTCCCCGAGATCCTCGCCGCCGTCACCAACAAGACGCTGCGCCAGGCCTACGAGGCCTATCCCCGCACCTTCATGCTGTTCTGCCGCCAAGTGCTCGCAACCGACTTCAAGGCGATGCACCGGGTTCAGCTCGGCGAAGCGCCGCAGCTGCTCGAGGTCGGCGAGAGCGGCGAGTTCAAGCGCGGCACGCTCGGCGAGTCGAAAGAGAGCTACAAGGTCAAGACCTATGGCCGGGTGGTTGCGATCACCCGGCAGGTGCTGATCAACGACGACCTCGACGCCTTCACCCGTATCCCTGCGATGTACGGCAACTCCATCGCGCAACTGGAATCCGACGTGGTCTGGGGGATCGTCACCTCCAACCCGGCGATGGCCGACGGCACGGCGCTGTTCCATGCCAACCACAGGAACCTCGCGGCCACCGGCGCGGCGCTCGACGTCACCGGCGTCGGTGCGGCCCGGGCGGCGATGGCGAAACAGACCGGTCTCGACAAGAAGACGGTGCTGAACATCCGCCCCGCCTTCCTGATCGTACCTGCCGCATTGGAACTGAAGGCCGAGCAGCTGGTCGCCCAGAACCTCGTGCCCGCCCAGAGCGGGAATGTCGTGCCCCAGTCGATCCGCACGCTGGCGCCGATCAGCGAGCCCCGGCTCGACGCCGCCAGCGAAACCGCCTGGTATCTGGCGGCGAGCCCGAACCAGATCGACACCATCGAATACGCCTATCTCGAGGGCCAACAGGGCGCCTACATCGAGACCCGCAACGGCTTCGATGTCGACGGCGTCGAGATCAAGTGCCGCCTCGACTTCGGCGCCAAGGCTATCGACTGGCGCGGCCTCTACAAGAACCCGGGTGCGTGACACGCGCCTCATCCCGAACCCTGACATCCGGGCGGTCCTGACGGGCCGCCCTTCGCTTTTCCGAAAGGACTCTCGCGATGAAAAACTACGTCCAGCCCGGCAATACCATCACCCTGACCGCGCCCTATGCCGTCGTATCTGGCGACGGCCTGCTCGTCGGCTCCATCTTCGGCGTGGCCGCAGGTACCGCCGCCAGTGGCGAACCCGTCGAGACCGCGCTCGTCGGCGTCTTCGACCTAGCCAAGATCGGCAGCCAGGCCTGGACCGTCGGTGCGAAGGTCTATTGGGACGATACGAACAAGCGCACCACGACCGTCTCGACCGACAACACGCTCATCGGTGTGGCCGTCGAGGCCGTGGCGAGCGGCGCGGGCGACATCATCGGTCGAGTGCGCCTGAACGCGAGCTTCTGATGAGTGCTTTCGCCGCCGCCGTCGACGCGCTCTTCGCCGATCCGAACATCGGGCGGGACGCAGTCTACATCGCCGATGGCGGTGCGCCCGTTCCGATGCTCGTCGTCGCTCGACGGGCCGATGCGATCACCGACTTCGGCGATGCGCGGCTCTGGTCGGAAACGACGCGGATCGACCTGCGCGTGACCGAGGTTCCGAGCCCGCGCCCCGGCGATCGCATCGAGATCGGCGGCGACGCCTTCCTCATTCAGGGTGAGCCCGTCCGCGACCGCGAACGGCTGGTCTGGACCGTGGACCTGAGGCCCGCATGAACCACGATGAAACTGAAGCTCGACATTGTCGGCGATATCGCCCGGATCATGGAAGCAGAGACTCGGGCGGGCGAGCAGGCCGTGACCACGGCCATGCGCGAGGCCGGAACCGGGCTCAAGGGCTCGTGGCGCGCACAGATCACCGGCGCCGGACTGGGTGCGCGGCTCGCCCGCACCATTCGCTCCGAGCAATTCCCCAAGGGCAGGCCAAGCCTGAATGCGGCGGCACTGGTCTGGTCGAAGGCGCCGGTGATCGTCGGCGCGCACGATACCGGCCCGCTGATCCGCTCGAAGAACGGATTCTGGCTGGCGATCCCGACGCCTGCGGCGGGCAAGTCCCTGCGCGGCGGGCGGATCACACCCGGCGAATGGGAACGCCGCACCGGCCTGCGCCTGCGCTTCGTCTATCGCCGCACGGGTCCGAGCTTGCTGGTTGCCGAGGGGCGACTGAACAAGAAGGGCCGAGCCGTGGCATCGCGGTCGAAGACTGGCCGGGGGCTGACCACCGTGCCGATCTTCCTCCTTGTTCCGCAGGTCAGGTTGCCGAAAAGGCTGGACCTCGCGCGGGATGCTGAGCGGGTGCGCGATGCGGTGCCGGGTCTGATCGTGGCGAACTGGGTGGAGAAGGAATGAGAGTAGCTATCCGACGTGAACCGTGACGTCAAAGCCCAGCGACTTCAGGGATTTTGACGTTCGTCCATTCCGAGGTGGAAAGCGATCTGGCAACGCCCAGCCCACGAGTTCCCCCAAGGCGCTGACGCCCAAGCCGTCGATCTTCCACTTGGGATCGTGAACGGCCAGCCACAGCCGTTCTGGCAGCTCGGATTCTGGTCCGCCATAGAGGATGTATTTCAAGAGTTGCACCACGCTGTGTCCACCGGCGGACTTGCCGTCCCATATTCGCGTCGAGAGTGCATCTACTTTTTCGGGGATGGTGTATTTCGTCCCATCCTCTCGCAGCGCCACCGCCTTATTAGCCACACGCCGCGCATAGTCCTTGATGGCATGAACACCCATGCAAATCTCGCGGAAGCCCTCATAATCCATCTCGTCGATGGTGTCCTCGGCAAGCGCCGCACGTAGCATCGGTGCTGTGTTGTTCAGCATCGTGTCTTCCTCTGACGGCGCCTTGGATAGGCTGCGCCACCAGTTGATCGCTTCGCGGAGGGCGGTGTCGGGGTCATGCTTGTTGCGCTCAAAGAAATCTGCGTAAAGCGCTCTGCGCCCGTCGAAGGTGCGTTGGTAATAGTGCGCGTGCAGGAACTGATCCGCTTGTGCGCCGACTGGGGCATCGGTGTCGATCCAGGAAGGCCGGTTCTCGGGCTGACTGACCATGTGTCCGATGTCGCGCAGCTGTTGCAGCGTCGCATGCCACTCTTCGAGGAACGTTTGTCGCTGGCGGTCGACCGCTTTTTTCTTCGCGGTTTGAACAAGGCCTGACCACTTGGTGAAGCTCGGGCTGTCCCAGAACTCGTCCGACGGCGGTTCCGACGCTGATAGCTGTTTGGCGCGCTTCTGCATTACAGCTAGTAGCTCGTCTGTCAGGGGGGTGGAGTTCCGATCCAACACGGCAAAGAGGTCGAGGATATCTGCTGCCATGTCATCGGAAATCTCGGCTTCCGGAAAGAAGCAGCCAGCCTCCACATTTTTGTACCAGGCGCTTTGCGTTAAGTTTGCGGATCCGATGTACAGCCCGTACTCCCGCCACCAGATGACCTTTGCATGGTGATGCTGAACCAGTCGGCATTGAAAACGAGCTGATTTACGATTGAGGAACGTCGAGAGAATTGAGGTGCTGACTGCAACGCCGTCATCAAGGCGTCCGTAGAATCTGAGCGGAATAGAGTTGCCCCAGCACCAATCGAACAGCAAGGATATATCTGTCGCATAGGCTACCGCCGCCAGGACTTCCTGAGTGTCACTAGCCGCATTCTCGGTGATGTTCCGCAGGTAGTTCCCGTTGATGCCGCCCATCATCAATTGCATCGTGATCTCATGAACGTCGGAAGGTTTTTCTTACCTTAGCTGAAACAGAGACTATGCCCACCCCCCGAGAAACAATCCTCACCGCGCTGCACACGCGGCTTTCGGCGCTGCCCGCCACCGCGCTGCGCGGTGAGGTCCTGCCCGAGCGTGTGCCAGCAGACGGGCTGCTGATCCTGCGCGACGGCGAGCCGGGCGAGCCCGAGGTGACGCTGTCGCCTTTGCGATACCACTACCAGCACCGCGCCGAGATCGAAGCCGTGGTGCAGGGCGCGAGCCGGGACACGGGTTTCGACACGCTCTGCGCCAGCATCGGCGCGGCGCTCGCCGCCGACCGCACGCTCGGCGGTCTCTGCGACTGGGTCGAGGCAGAAGCCCCGCAGCCCGTCGATCTGCCGGTGGACGGCGCGGCCAGCCTGAAGGCGGCTGTCATTCCGGTGCTGCTGCATTACTCCACGGCCGACCCGCTCGGCTGAACCCCTATAAGGAGACCGACATGGCACGCGCCCAAGGGGCGCGGGCGCGGATGGCGCTCGCGTTCGAGACGACCTATGGCACACCCCCCGGCAGCGGCTACACGAGGATGCCCTTTGCCAGCGCCACGCTAGGGGCAGAACAGCCGCTCCTGAACTCGGAGCTTCTGGGCTACGGTCGCGATCCTCTCGCGCCCATCAAGGACGCGGTGACCGCCGATGGCGATGTGGTGGTGCCGCTCGACGCCGAGGCCTTCGGCTTCTGGTTGAAGGCGGCCTTCGGCGCGCCGACCACCACCGGAAGCTCGCCCGGTCCATATACCCATACGTTCCAGTCCGGCAGCTGGACGCTGCCCAGCCTGGCGATCGAGACCGCCATGCCCGAGGTGCCGCGCTACGCCATGTATTCCGGCGTGGTGCTGGACCAGCTCAGCTGGCAGATGCAGCGTTCGGGCCTGCTCACCACCACCGCGCGGCTGGTGGCGCAGGGCGAGACGGTCGCCACGACCAGCGGTGCGGGAACGCCGGCGGAGCTCGACCTCCTCCGTTTCGGGCATTTCAACGGCGCGATCAAACGCAACGGCACGGCGCTCGGCAACGTGATCTCGACCGAGATCACCTATGCCAACAACCTCGACCGGATCGAGACCATCCGTGCCGACGGCATGATCGACGGCGCCGATCCCTCCATTGCTGCGCTGACCGGCAGGACCGAGGTGCGCTTCGCCGACAGCACGCTCGTCAGCCAGGCGATCAGCGGTGCCCCCTGCGAACTGGAATTCGCCTACAGCCTGCTCTCGGGCCAGAGCTTCACCTTCACCGTCCACGCCGTCTATCTGCCGCGCCCGCGGATCGAGATTTCCGGACCGCAGGGCGTGCAGGCCAGTTTCGACTGGCAGGCCGCGCGCGACGCCGCGCTCGGGCGGATGTGCACCGCCGTTCTCGTCAACGACATCGAAAGCTACTGATCATGATCCGTCTCGACCTTTCCAGCGAGCCGAAATGGCTCGATCTGGGCCACGGCCTGCGCCTGCATGTCCTGCCCGTCACCACCGCGATCATGGTCGCCGCACGCAATGATCCAGCGGTCGAGGCGCTGCCCGAGGCGGCAAGCAAGGAGGAACAGGCGCTGGTCATGGCCAAGACGGTCGCCCGCCGCGTGGTCACCGGTTGGGAAGGTGTCGGCGATGCCGATGGCAATCCCGTTCCCGTCACACCGGAAGGGATCGACGCGCTTCTCGACATCTGGCCGGTGTTCGAGGCCTTCCAGATCCGCTGCCTCGCGCCGCATCTGATGCTGGACGCGGAAAAAAACGCCTCCGCGCCCTCGCAGACTGGCACTTCGGCGGGGGCGACCGCTACTGCGCGGCCTGCGAAGGCTCGTGCCCGGACTGCCCGGCGCGGCTGAACCGGCCTCTGACACTCGAAGGCTGGCAGGTCTGGGATCTGGCGCAGCACCTGACCGGGCAGCTTCGCATCGCGACCGGCATGGGTGGGACCATGGTGCTCGGCTGGGACATGACGGCGGCGCTCGCCATGGCGCGGGCGCTCGGGCTCGATCCGCTGATCGCCGCCGAATGCCTGCCCGAGATCGAGGCGGTGATGGTGTGCAAGCTCAACGAACAGATGGCGTCCGGTGACCGGCGGCCGCCGGGGCTGGAGCAATGAATCCGGTCCGCAAGCGTCGTCCCGACCGTCAGGAACAATGACCCATGGCCCAGAAACGAGTCTCCGTCCGCCTCGTCGCCGAAGGCGGCCGACAGGTGAAGGCCGAGTTTGCAGGCATCGGCGACGCGGGCGAGAACAATTTCAAGCGGATCGAGCGGCAGGCCGACATCACAGGAGCGGTGGTGCGCCGGGTCATGGGCGTCCTCGGCGCGGCGATCAGCACGCGCCAGCTCGTCGCCTATGCCGACCAGTGGACCGACCTGCGATCGCGCGTCGATCTCGCCACCGGCTCGCAGGAAGCGGGCGCTGCCGTCATGGACCGGCTCGCCGCCATGGCGCGCCGGACCTATTCGAGCCTCGGGCAGACTACGGAGTCCTGGCTCGCCAATGCCACGGCCCTGCGCGAACTGGGGCTGACGACGGCGGAATCGCTGGATTTCACCGAGGCGCTGAACAACGCCATGGTCGTCTCTGGCGCGCGGGCCGAGCGCGCAGCCTCGGTGCAGAACGCGCTGTCGAAGGCCATGGCCCTCGGCAGGCTCAGCGGAGACAACCTCAATACCGTGATCCAGAGCGGCGGGCGGCTCGCGGAACTGCTGGCCTCCGAGCTCGGCACCACCGTTTCGGGCCTGCGCACCCTCGGTCAGCAGGGGGCGATCACCGGTGATGTCATCCGCACGGCGCTGATCGGCAATCTCGAGCTGCTGCGCGAGGAAGCCGAAAGCATGCCGGCGACCATCGGCGATGCCTTCACGCTGATCGGCAACGCCGCCCTGCAACTGGTCGGGACCTGGGATCAGATGGCGGGCGCCTCCTCGACGGTGTCCGAGGCACTGATCCTGCTGGCCGACAATCTGGAGAGGCTCGCCGCCATCGGCATCGCCTTCGCGGCCATCATGGCCGGCCGCTGGGTCGCGGCGTTCGTTGCCGCCCGTGTCGCGACCTTCAGCCTGTCGGGCGCGCTGACGCTGCTTCGTGGCGCCATCATCCGCACCGGGATCGGCGCGCTGATCGTCGGCGCAGGCGAGCTGATCTACTGGTTCGGCCAGCTCGTGAAGGGCGCGGGCGGCTTCGGTTCGGCACTCGAGCTGATGGGCAATGTGGCGCGTGCCGTCTGGGACGGGATCAAGGCCACCCTCGGCTCCTTCCTGGACGACTTCCGCGCCCTGCGCGCCGATATCGAAGCGATCTGGCTGCGGCTGATGGCCTTCCTTTCGAACAAATGGGCCGATTTCCTCGGCACCATCGGACCGACCTTCAACGCTGTCGCCGAGACGATCGGTGCGGATGCGCGGATCGACTGGTTCGGGGCACAATCCTACGCCTCGATGCTCGATCACGCCGCCAGCAATGCCGGCGCGATGGCCGACCGCTACCGCCAGCGCGCGGCCGAGACCCGCGCCGGAGCCTTCGATGGCGTGGGCGCGGCGATGCAGGCGCTGCGCGATGCGCTGAGTGGTGGGGACGCCGGGAACCCGCTGGACGAGGCCGCTGCATCGGCGGATCGAGTGACGGCGGCTCTCAACGACACCACGTCCGCTGCCGGTCGGGCCGGGGCCGCCGGGCGCAGTGCCGGCGAGCAGACAAAGGCCGGGGCCGAGGCCGCCGCGACCGGATGGGCGGCGGTGAGCCAGACCCTGGCCGACTATGCCACCAAGGCGCGAGAGATCGGCGGCGACATCGGCAATGCGCTGGTGGGAGCGTTCCGCAGCGCCGAGAACGCGATCGGCGAGTTCGTGAAGACCGGCAAACTAAAGTTCGGCGATCTGGTCACCTCGCTGATCGCCGATCTGGCGAAGCTCGCAGCCCGGCGTTTCATCCTCGGCCCGCTCGCAGGTGTGCTTTCCGGCGTGCTGGGCAATCTCGGCGGCGTTCGCGGGGGAAACGCCCCACTGGGGCCTTTCCTTTCCCCGCTCACCCTCGCCAACATCCTGCACGCAGGCGGCATGGTCGGCGCACCGGGACCGGGCCGCATGGTGCCTGCGCTCGCCTTTGCGGGAGCACCCCGCATGCATTCAGGGGGCTGGGCGGGCCTGAGGCCCGACGAGGTGCCTGCGATCCTGCAACGTGGTGAGCGCGTGCTCTCGCGCCGCGAGGCAGCGGGCTACGGCACCGCCGCCACCCAGACCGTCAACGTCACGATCAATGCCCGCGATGCCGAGAGCTTCCGGCAGTCCCGCACGCAGATCGCGGCCGATATCGCCCGTGCGGTCTCGCTCGGCCGAAGGGGCATGTGGGGACTCGTCATGGCTTTCCACGATGTCCGGTTCCCGGACGACATCAGCAGTGGTGCGCGCGGCGGACCGGAGCGGCGCACCCAGATCGTGGAGCTGGCGTCGGGCGACGAGGAACGCAACGCCAGCTGGGCGAACTCGCGCCGCCGCTATGACGTGGCCTATGGCATCCGTCGTGCCGACGATCTCGCGGCAGTGGTCGCCTTCTTCGAGGCGAGAAACGGCCGTCTTCACGGCTTCCGTTTCAAGGACTGGGCCGACTTCAAGTCCTGCCTGCCGTCGCAGGTGCCGGGCGCAACCGACCAGCAGATCGGCACCGGCGACGGCACGAGGACGCAGTTCCAGCTCGTGAAGCGCTACACCTCCGGCGCGCAATCCTGGACACGCGCCATCGCCAAGCCGGTCGCGGGCAGCGTGCGCGTTGCACTCGCGGGCGTCGAACAGATGTCGGGCTGGTCAGTCGATACCACGACCGGCCTCGTCACCTTCGCTCAAGCACCCGGCGCGGGCATCGCCGTCACGGCGGGCTTCGCGTTCGACGTCCCCGTCCGCTTCGACACCGACACGCTCGACATCACCCTCGACCTCGAACGCCTCGGTTCGATCACCTCCATCCCGCTGCTGGAGATTCGCAGATGAACGACGAGACCGGGTTCCTCGCCGCGGTGTTGAAGGAGCTCGCAACATCGACGGCGGTGATCCTCGCCGCCTGGGGCGCGCTCGGCGGGGCGACCAACGCACTGACGACGAGGATGCGCCTGCGCGATGCGCTGCGGCACATCCTGCTCGGCGGGTTGATCGCGGCCGGGATGGGCAGCCTCTCCATGGCGCTCGTCACCAAGTGGCTGGGCCTGCCGCCAGAAGCGATACCGGCCGGGGGCGCTGCAGGCTCCGCGGCTTATCTCGTTGGCGTCTTCGGTCCCGCCTTCATCGAGCTCGTCCTCGCCCGGCTGCACGGGGCGAAGAAAGGCGCTGGCGATGCATGAGCTTCTCCGCCTCGCGCGCTTCATCCGCTGCGACCCCATCGCCCCGCGTCAGACTTTCACCCACCGCCTGCGCATCGGCCTCGCCGTCGCGGCTCTCATCCTGATCCTCACGCTTCTCGGATAATTCCCATGCACACGACCGATCGGGGCCTGCTGGCCCTCGTCCGGCACGAAGGACTCGTGCCCGGACCCTATCTCGATGTGAAACAGGTCTGGACCTTCGGCATCGGCCACACGGCCTTGGCCGGGTCGCCCGATCCGGCCAGGATGCCCCGCGGCATGCCCGCCGACCTCGATGCCGGGATCCGTGAGGCGTTCAGGGTCTTCAGAACCGATCTGGCCGCCTACGAGTCGGCGGTGCGACGCGCGGTGACCGTGCCGCTCGAGCCGCACGAATTCGATGGGCTGGTCAGTTTCCACTACAACACCGGTGGCATCGCGAGAGCTGCGCTGACGCGGCACCTGAACGCGGGCAACCGCGTGGCGGCGGCCGAAGCCTTCATGGGTTGGCTCAAACCCTCCGCGATCCGCCCCCGGCGCGAGGCCGAGCGCGATCTGTTCCGCCATGGCCGTTACCCCACCGGGACCATCCCGGTCTGGGCGGTCGACCGCAATGGCCGGGTCGATTTCTCGCGCCCCATACGGCGGTTGACCGATGACGAGGCACTGGCGCTGCTGCGCCCGGAGGCGGCGCCGGTTCCGACGGCCGTTGCCCCCACGCCGGTCCCGGCCGTGCCAGCTGCGCCCACGCTGCTGTCTCGCCTCATCGCATTCCTCACCACCCTGATCGGAGGACGTCCATGAACTGGAACCTTGCCCGCGGCCTCGTCTACCTGGCCTGTCTTGCCGCATCCGGCCTCGCCATGGCCGGGCTGGCGGATTTCGACCTCGCCACCGGCACCCTCGATATCCGGCCCTTCAATCTCTATGCCCTGACCGGTGCGACTGGTGGCGTGGTGTCTTCGCTTCTTGCATCCGTGGCGCTCCTGCGCGGCTGGGGGCGGAAGTGAAGTCCCTCTCGCCCGCATTTCAGGCCCATCTCGACGAAGGCACGACGACGCTCGCCTGGTGCTGGCGGATCGTGCGCGCAGATGGCGTGAGCTTCGGCTTCACCGATCATGACCGGACGCTGAACTTTGACGGCACCGACTTCGAGCCCGAAAGCGGGTTGACGGCATCGGAGGTCCGCTCGGGATCCGATCTCTCCGTCGATGCGCAGGACGCCGAAGGCGTGCTGACCTCCGACCGGATCACCGAGACTGACATCCTCGACGGTCGCTGGGACAATGCCGAGGTCGATGTCTGGCGGGTGAACTGGAGCGATCCGGCGCAGCGCGTGCTGATGCGCCGCGGGGCGATCGGCCAGATCCGGCGGGGACGGCTCGCCTTCGTGGCAGAAGTCCGATCGCTCGCGCATGTCCTTGGACAGACGGTCGGGCGGACCTTCCAGGCCACTTGCGACGCGGCGCTCGGTGACGGGCGTTGCGGCGTCGATCTGGACACCTCGGCCTTCAGGGGAACGGGCGCCATCATCGACCTCCTGCGTGATCGGGCCTTCACGGCTTCCGGCCTCGGCGCGTTTGCCGCGGGCTGGTTCACCTTCGGCACGGTCGAATGGACCAGCGGCGCCAATGCCGGGCGGCGGGCAGAGATCATCGCGCATGACCTGACCGACGGCATCGCCGTGCTGACGCTGCTCGAAGCGCCGGTGCGGTCCATCGCCGATAGCGATGCCTTCACAATCCGCGCGGGCTGCGACAAGCGCATGGAGACCTGTGGCGCGAAGTTCGCCAATGTCGCCAACTTCCGGGGCTTCCCGCACATCCCCGGCCAGGATGCCGTTCTCCGCTACGCGACGAAGGACGGCGGGCACGACGGGAGCGTGCTGTGACGAGCCTGCCGGAAGAACGCGCTCCGCGCGGGGCCGAGCCGAACAGGGTGATCGCGGCGGCGCGATCCTGGCTCGGCACGCCCTACCACGATCAGGCCAGCCTGCGCGGCGTGGGCTGCGACTGCCTCGGTCTCGCCCGCGGGGTCTGGCGCGAGGTCGTCGGCCCCGAGCCGTTCCCGATCCCGCCCTACAGCCGCGACTGGGGCGAGACCGGCCCGCGCGAGGTGCTGGCCGAGGGCGTGCGCCGCATGATGATCGAAGTGGAGCCTGCGGCGGCCGAACCCGGCGCGCTGGTCCTCTTCCGGATGAAGCCCCGCGCCATCGCCAAGCATGTCGGGATCCTCACCGCGCCCGCCATCTTCCTCCACGCCTACGAGCGGCTCGGCGTGATCGAGGAGCCGCTCACCTCTGTCTGGCGGCGGCGCATCGCCTTCGCCTTCCTGTTCCCGCAACGCTGAGCATCTGCCATGGCCACCCTCGTTCTCGGCATCGCCGGCGCCGCCATCGGTGGCAGCATCGGCGGCGCGATCCTCGGTGTCAGCGCCGCGACGATCGGCGGCTTCATCGGCTCCAGCATCGGTTCGGTCGTCGACAGCTGGATCATCTCGTCGCTCGCGCCCACCCAGCGTATCGAGGGCGCGCGTCTCGACACGCTGCGCATCACCTCCTCGACGGAGGGCGCCGTCATCCCGCGCCTCTATGGCCGCATGCGGATGGGCGGCAACATCATCTGGGCGACCGATTTCCGTGAGGAGACCAGGACCACCACGCAGGGCGGCGGCAAGGGTGGCGGAGGCGGCAAGGTCAGGACCACGGAATATCTCTACTATGCAAGCTTCGCGGTCGCGCTCTGCGAGGGGACGATCACCGGCATCGGCCGCATCTGGGCCGACGGCAAGCCGATGGACCTCTCCGGGGTCACCTGGCGCTGGTATCCCGGCGACGAGGGCCAGACCGCCGATCCCTTCATGGCGGCGAAGATGGGAGCTTTGAGCACGCCTGCCTATCGCGGCACGGCCTATGTCGTCTTCGAGGAACTGCCGCTCTCCAGCTACGGCAACCGTCTGCCGCAGCTCTCCTTCGAAGTGTTCCGGCCGCTCGCCGATCCCGACACTGCCGAAGGGCTGACCCGAGCGGTCACCTTGATCCCGGCATCGGGCGAGTTCACTTATGCCACGCAGGCGATCCGCAAGACGGATGGCGGCGCGACACAGGCAGAGAACCTGAACGCGCTGCCGGATGCCACCGACATCGTGGTGGCGCTCGATCGGCTGCAGGCCATGGTCCCGGCGGTCGAGAGCGTCAGTCTCGTCGTCGCCTGGTTCGGCGACGATCTGCGTGCGGGATCCTGCAAGGTGCGGCCGGGCGTCGAGGTGTCTGCCAAGTCGACCACGCCTCTGTCCTGGTCGGTCAACGGCGTCAGCCGCGCCAATGCCTTCCTCGTCAGCCGCGACGATCAGGACCGGCCGGTCTATGGCGGCACGCCGTCCGACTTCGCCGTCGTGCAGGCGATCCAGGAGATGAGGGCACGCGGGCTGCGCGTCACCTTCTATCCCTTCATCCTGATGGATGTGCCGCCCGGCAACACGCTGCCGAACCCGTATTCCGACAATGCTGCTGGGACCGGCCAGCCTGCATTCCCCTGGCGGGGGCGGATCACCTGTTCGCCTGCGGCGGGCTATGCCGGAACCGTGGACAAGACGGCCGCCGCCGCAGCGCAGGTTTCGGCGCTGTTCGGCGCAGCCACGCCAGCGAATTTCAGCGTCTCGGGCCAGTCGGTCGTCTGGACCGGCCCATCGGGTGACTGGGGCCTGCGCCGCATGGTGCTGCACTACGCCCATCTTTGCGCGGCCGCGGGCGGGGTGGACGCCTTCCTGATCGGCACCGAGATGCCGGGGCTCACCACCAGCCGTTCGGGCGCATCCACCTATCCGGCCGTGCAGGCCTATCGGGATCTGGCCTCCGATATCCGATCCATCCTCGGTGCGGGAACAAAAATCGGCTACGCCGCCGACTGGTCGGAATATTTCGGGCACCAGCCGGGCGATGGCAGCGGCGACGTGTTCTTCCACCTGGATCCGCTCTGGGCAGACCCCGAGATCGATTTCATCGGCATCGACAACTACATGCCTCTGTCGGACTGGCGCGACGGGTTCGAGCATGCCGACGCTGCCGCAGGCTGGCCTGCGATCTACGACCGGGCCTATCTGCAGGCGAACATCGCGGGTGGCGAGGGCTTCGACTGGTTCTATGCCTCGGCCGCCGATCGGTCGGTGCAGATCCGCACGCCGATCACCGATGGCGCAGCGGGAAAGCCGTGGGTCTTCCGCTACAAGGATCTGCGCGCCTGGTGGTCGAACCCGCATTTCAACCGCCCGGACGGGGTGGAGAGCGCGACACCGACGGCATGGACGCCGCAGTCGAAGCCGATCCGGTTCACCGAACTCGGCTGCCCCGCCATCGACCGCGGCACCAACCAGCCGAACGTCTTCTTCGATCCGAAGTCCTCCGAAAGCTTCACGCCGTATTTCTCGCGGGGCTGGCGCGATGATGCGATCCAGCGCGCCTATCTCGAGGCGAGCTATCTCTGGTGGGGTGAAGCCGCGAACAACCCGGTCTCCGTCGTCTATGGCGGCCGGATGGTCCATGTCCCGGAATGCGCCGCCTGGACCTGGGACGCACGGCCCTATCCTTTCTTCCCGGAACTGACCGGCGTCTGGACCGACGGGCCGAACTGGCGGCTGGGACACTGGCTGACCGGGCGGCTCGGGGCGGTATCGCTCGCAGCCTTGGTGCGCCACCTCTGCCTGCGGGCCGGGCTGCCCGAGTCCCGGATCGACGTCTCCGGGCTCTGGGGCGCGGTCGAGGGCTATGCCATCACCGCGCTCGAAAGCCCGCGCGCCTCGATCACCACGCTGTCGCGCCACTTCGGCTTCGATGCGGTAGAGACCGAGGGGGTCATTCGTTTCGTCATGCGCGGCCGAGCCGCCGTCGCGACCCTTGCGCCCGACGATCTGGTGGCCGCCCGCGAGGGCGACGTGCTGGAACTGACGCGCGGCCAGGAGACCGAACTGCCGCAGGCGCTGAAATGGCAGCTGGCCCGCGCCGACGAGGACTACGACGCCGCCCTTGTCGAGGCCCGGCGCATCACCGTCGACACCACGCGGATCGCCTCGGAGAGCTTTCCGATGGCGGTGCCGCCAGAGGAGGCCGAGCGCCGCTGCCGCCGCGCGCTGATGGAGGCGTGGGTGGGGCGCGAGACGGCGGCGTTCCGTCTGCCGCCCTCGCGCCTCGCGCTCGATCCGGCCGACGCGATCCGGCTCGCACATGACGGGCGGGAGATCGAGTTCCGTCTCGTCTCCGTCGCGGATGCTGAAGCGCGCGGAGTGGAAGCGATCCGCCAGGACCGCGCGACCTACGATCTGCCGCCCGGCGATCCGCGTGCGGCCTCGCTGACGCGCGCCGTCGTGTTTGGAGCCCCTGACGCGATATTGATGGACCTGCCGCAACTGACCGAGGATCAGCCGGCGCATCGCCCCTTCGCCGCAGCCCATGCCGTTCCATGGCCCGGCGAGATGGCGGTGTTCCGCAGCCCTTCGACCGATGGGTTCGACTTGCTGACCACGTTCGGCAGTCGCGCCCGGATCGGGGCGCTGGTCTCGGACCTCTATCCGGGCCCCACCTCGCGCTTCGACCTCGGCAATGCGCTTCTCGTCGACTTTCTGACCGGCACGCTGGAAAGCGTCACCGACCTGACGCTGTTCGGTGGGGCGAACGCGCTGGCCATCGAGAGCGCGCCGGGCGTCTGGGAGATCGTGCAGGCGGGCGCGGCGGAGCTGCTGGCGCCCGGCCGGTATCAGTTCACCCGGCTATTGCGTGGCCAGCGGGGTACCGAAGCTGCGATGGGCAATCCGGCGCCCGCTGGTGCGCGGGTGGTTGTGCTGGACGAGAGCCTTGCCTCGCTGCCGGTCGCCGAGGCCGATCTCGGCATCCCGTGGAACTGGCGCATCGGACCGGCAAGCCGTCCGGTCAGCGACGAGACCTATATTGCCATGAGCTTCACGCCCGAGGGCGTGGGGCTCCGGCCGTTCTCGGTCGTTCATGTCGAGCAGCCATGGCGAGAACCCCGGACACCGGGTGATCTCACGATCCGCTGGACCCGCCGTTCACGATCCCTTTCGGCCGACAACTGGGGCACCGGCGAGGTGCCGCTCGCCGAGGAGGTCGAAGTCTATGAGGTCGAGATCCTCGACGGTCCAGCCGTCAAGCGAACCTTGGCCGCCGCCAGCACCAGCGTGGTCTACACCGCCACCCAACAGATTACCGACTGGGGCGCACCGCTCGGCCCCGGCGACACGCTGACCGTCCGCATCTTCCAGCTCTCCGCCCTGTTCGGGCGGGGTGCGCCCAAGACCGTCACGCTGACATTCTGAGAACGCCCATGTCCGACGCCACGACCCATCTGCTGCTGCCCTACATCCTGGCGGCGCAAGCCCAGAAGCATGTCACCCACAACGAGGCGCTGCGGCTGCTCGACGGGCTCGTGCAGCTCTCCGTCCTCGACCGGGATCAGACCGCGCCGCCCGGCAGCCCCACCGACGGCGACCGCTACATCGTCGCCTCCGGCGCCACCGGGGTGTGGGCGGGCTGGGATCTGAACGTCGCGCTCTGGACCGATGGGACCTGGCTTCGCCTTCCGCCGCGGACCGGCTGGCGGGCATGGGTGGAGGACGAGGGATTACTGCTGGTCTATGACGGTTCCGTCTGGATCGGCACGACGCCCAGCGAGCTGCAGAACATGGTGCTGCTCGGTCTCGGAACCACCGCCGATGCGGCCAATCCGTTCTCGGCCAAGCTCAATGCCGCGCTCTGGACCGCCAGGACCATCGCCGAAGGGGGCACCGGCGATCTGTTCTACACCATGAACAAGGAGGCCGCCGCTCGCGACCTCGGGCTCACCCTCCAGACCGCCTACGTTACCAAGGCGCTGATGGGCCTGTTTGGTTCGGACAGGTTCCGGCTCGCGGTCTCCGCCGACGGCAGTAGCTTCTTCGACGGACTGATCGTCGACAACGCCACCGGCATCGTCGACCAGCCCCGGCTGCCGCGCTTCAAGGGCCATACCAACTACGACAACTATGTCGCCGTCGACACCTGGACGAAGATCGGCATCAACAACACCGACTACAACGATCAGAGCGCCTTCGACGCCGGCAACAACCGTTTCGTCGCTCCGGTCGGCGGCACCTACCTCTTCGGCGCCACGCTGCTCTACAAGGTCAATTCCAGCACCACGGCGCGCATGCGCGGACGGCTGGTACTGAACGGCTCGACCGAAATCCGAGGATCGTTCGGCGAGATATCCGGCGCGCACGCCTCCGAGGCGACGGCGCTCTGGCTGCAGACCATGGTACTCCTTGCTCCTGGCGACACGGTCGAGCTGCAGGGCACCTTTCGCGTGGCCGACGGGTATTTCGTCGCCGATCATACGTCATTCTGGGGCTGCAAGGTTGGCTGA